ATGGCAAGGAAGCATCGCGGGTATCGGCGGAAGCCGGTCCGCATCTATCCGCTTCCGGAGGCAGTCTCCGGGGGCAAGGCATGGAAGGTCCGGGAGGCGGGCGAGCATGAGACTCCGCACGTTGACCTAGGGACATACAGCATGGCCATTCCGGTCACGGAAACGCCCGAATCCGCTTGGATTCGGCTGCATGAAATGGCGCATGCTCGCTGGACGCCGGTCAACTCCGGCAAGACCGCCGCGGCGGAAGGTATCGAACCGCTCACGGCAAACGCTTGCGAGGATGCCCGGATTCACCGGAAGCTCAGGGATGCCGGTTTCCCGATCGGCCGCGCGTTGACGCCGGACGATATGGGCAAGCTGGCGGAGCACTTCGGGAACGGGCTGCTCGAACCGCTGGACGCTGCACGGCTACTCATGGCGTCCATCGGCACGGGAGACGAACCGGGCATCCGGGAACTGATCGAGACGATGGAAGGCGGTCCGTCCATCATCGAAATCACTCGGGACGTTTGGCGGCAAGCATTCGGCAAGCGCCGTCCGGCATTCCCGAAAACGATCGAGGCGGGCAAAGCGCTGGAAGACTGGTTCAAGACTCCGCCCGATCCGGAAATCCTCGAAGCGATGGAGGACCCGCTAGGGCAGTTGCCGAACTATGACGACGGCCGCCGGGGACCGGGTGAGACGATTTGGGGAACGATGACGGTGGAGACTCCGCCGCGGCCGCTTTCCCTGCCCGCCCGAATCCGGAGACGGACGAGGCGGGCACTGCCGGAAGGATCGTTCCCGCGGAACTGGCATCGGTTGCCGGTTGACGGAGCGGTCTTCTCGCGCAAGGCAAAGCGGTTGCCGGGCGGGGCGGTCCTGATCGACCAGTCCGGTTCAATGTCCCTATCGGCCGCGGATGTTCTCGCGATCGTTTCGGCCGCACCGGCCGCGATCGTTGCAACCTACGCGGGCGAGGCTCGGACCGGCACCTTGCGGGTCCTGGCGATGAACGGGAAGCGCGTCAATGACTCGGACGTCCATCTAGCGGCAAGCGGGAACACTGTTGACGGTCCCGCGCTGGAATGGATCGCCCGATTCCCTGGCCCGCGGTTTTGGGTATCGGACGGGCTAGCGTTCGGTGTCTCCGGGGATTCCGTCCGGGATGCCGCCAAGCTCGCGATGAAACACTCGATCCGCCGCGTTGACACTTGCGCGGAACTGATCGAGGCAATGCGGGAGTACCGCTAGACGGTGCGGGGCAAGGCCGATCCGGTCTTGCCCCGGTCCGTGTGTCGGCATCCCGCCGATGCAAGACGGAAGGAAGGTGCAACGATGGAGACTCCGCGCAACGAGACGGAGGCATACCTGGCGCTTGTCGCCACGGTCTACGATCGCGCGGCCGATGCCGTGACGGTCCGGATCGCGGAGCTTGCCGCCGATCCGGTTCCGGTTCCGATCCGGAAGCCGGGCGATCCGCGGGACGTGCCCGCGGCCGCGGCGGGCGAGCTTGCCGCGGAAGACGTCCGGCCGGGCATGCGTCAGATCGGCGGGCAGTGGTTCTACTCCGCCGCTTGGCTGTAGCCGGACCGGGGCGGATCGGGGCGGAGCTTGCCCCGATCGCGGCCGCCGAACGAGGGAGACGGAAGCCGGGCGGATCGCGGCCGCCGATGCCCGCCGCGGTTCGAGCGGTTCGAGCTTCCGCCGCGGGGCGGGCAAGACCGCGGCGGTTCTGCCCCGGACGGACGGCCGGCGGGCACCTGGCCCGTGCCGGCAACACCTAGCGGGCGGGCATCCCTCGATCGGTTATGCCCGCGCCGAATCACTCGATCGAGGGATTGACCCGGGCGGGGTACCCCGATCGGGGGGGTACCCCGTTCGAGGGATTGGGCAGATCGCGGGGCGGGGTACCCCGGTCGAGGGAGGCGGCCCGCGGCGGGGCATTATCTGTCTTTCTGTACCCACAGGCCCACAGGGTCGGCGGCCGTCGGCAAGTTTCGGAGTTCGTACACCCACAGGTCGGGCAGCGCCGGTCCGGATTTGCCTCGCGCATCTCGTCGATCTGGGTTGGAGCACTCGTCGAGCACGGAACCTGGGCAGGGAGCCACAGGTTTTGACCGCCCCGGAGGAGCACCCACCGATCTGCGAATGTGCCACATCCGGGAATCTGGGCAGGGAGCGGCACGATCTGCCACGGCTGGGGCTCTCGGCGAGCCCGTTCCTCGACATCTGGGGCGGGCATCGACATCGGCGAACTGCCCGCCCCCGGCTGACCTTCTCCCCTGGCTGGCTACTTCTGAGCTTCTGAACCCACAGGCCCACAGGCCCGCCAGTTCTCGCCCCGGGAGTGCAGCACGATTTGCGCGGCGAACACGATCAGGTCGCGGGACGTGCCCTGCTCCACCATGTGCCGCAGGTAGGGGGTCGGCACGTTGCAGACGGTGAACGTCCCTATGGCAGCCTCTAGCGCCCGCTCGCGAGCTTCCATGTAGTCGAAGAAGGCTGCTTCTTCGATCTGTTCTCTGTCCATACCTAGAACAAGGACGCTTCCGGCCCCGGGTGTAAAGCATGCTTTTTTGTCCGGTCCCCACGGCTTTTGCTGGACGGCTTTTGCCGCTAGGTGAAGGCCGGTGCCCCCCCTCGCGCGCACGCGCGTAATAAGAGAGCATTCCGGGCGCATTTTTGCCCCCCTTGCCCATACCACATGCGGCCGTTTGTGGTATGCTGCAAGTAGTAGGGTCATACCTGCAACGAAGGGAGAGACGTGGCCCGCTTCATCGGGTACGTGCAAGGCCAGTCCGGTCAGGCGTCCCGCCTGGGATCGCCCCGCTCCGGCATCACGGCGGAGGCCCGCGGCTGGAACGTCGGCGTCGTCGCGTCAGGTCGCGCGGACGGCGACGATGACGTGTTCGACGTCTACCTGTCCGGGGGATCGAACGCCGCCATTTCGCGGCGGCACCTGGGCACCATTCGGATCGAGGACGGCTCGCCCGTCTTCCGGCTCACTCGACAGTTCAAGGTCGAGATGGACGGAGCCGATCCCGTCGTCACGGTGGCGGCATGAGCTACACCGTCAACAGGCCGGTGCGCTTCCCGGGCACGCCCGAGGAAGCCCGGCGCAACTACTTCACCCACGACTGGATCACCTACGACCCGGAGGAAGTTCCGGAGTGTTCGCGCTGCTGCGCGAAGACCTGGCATGAGGTCGCGAAGTACCCCTGCGGGAAGGAACCGCCGCGCGAGACGATCACGGTCGAAGGCGAGTTCCCCGGCGTGCCGTTCGTGGGCGGGGATGCAGCGTGAATGCCCCGCTCGAATGCCTGGATGACCACGGCGAGGGCACCTGTTCCGGCCCGGTCGAATACCGCTTCGCGCTGTCTCCCTCCGGGCGGCAGTTCCCGCGGTGCGATCGCCACTGGCAGGAGCGGCTGGACGAGCAGGAGCGGATCAACGAGCGCTACCCCGTCATGCAGCCGCACGACTTCGATCCCCTCTACGCGGGCGAAAGGTGGGACGAGGACTGATGCCCATTCCCGACTACGCGCACTGGAACGAGGAAGCGCCGATCGTGTGGGCGGCCGAAAACGACTTCGATTCGCCCCTGGCCGACATGACCGACGACGAAATCAAGCAGGCGGTCTACGACCGGGACGACTACTACGACGACCACCCGCCCGACGGGTGCGAGTGAAGGGAGAGGCGATGGATTCCGAGCAGGCTGGGCGGATTCTGCAAGCGCATGCCCCGGCGGACGAGTTCTTGCAGTTCATCCGGGCACTGGTCGAGGGCGACCTACTCGAAACCGACGTCCGCGGCGACATGGGGGAGTTCGTCTACTTCCTCGAAAAGCCGTGGAAGTGGGCCGATGCGTTCGTGGCCTGGGACGCGGCCGGGCGACCGCTTGACGCATCGGAGGCGGGCTGGGAGCAGTTCCTAGCGGCGGTCGAAGCATGGCAGTCCTAGACGCCGTGATCGTCGTTCTGCTGGGCCGATACATCTGGCATCACCACTACCGGGGGAGGCCAAAAAAATGAAGGCAGTGCTACTGCCCGTCGAGGGCGACCCGACCGAGGTCGAGGTCGAGGACTGGCGGGACCTGGGGAAACTGGTCGGCGGCTGGATCGAGATTGCGCCGACGCCCGGCTCACCCTTCACGATGTACGTCAACGAGGAAGGGAAGATCAACGGTCTTCCGTTCAACGCGCGGGCGAACCGGCTCGCGAACCGCTACCGCACCTGGGACGACCCGCTCGCCGGGGATGCCGTCCTGGTCGGCCCGCCAACGGGCGAGGGCGAAGACACCGAGTTCACGATGCACGACTGGGAAGGGGTGGCGGTGTGACCGGATTCAACCTGCCACCCGGGGTGTCGGTCAACGACATTCCGGGCAACCGGCCCGAGGATTTGGCCGAGGAAGCCTGGTGGGAGAAGCTGGGCGAACTTTGCCCCGATGTGCCCGAGGCGATCTGGGACGACGAGCATGTGCAAAAGCTGGTCAACGTCGCCCGCGATCTGGCCTACGCGCAGGGGTACGGGGAGGCGACCGCCGATCGAGCAATGGCCGATCTGGCGGCCGCGTCCGATGAGTGACGACACGATTCGGCCCCCGGCCCCGGCCCCCTGCGGTTCGTGCCCGTACAGGCTCGACACGCCCTCCGGGGTGTGGTCGGCGGACGAGTACGACAAGCTCCCCGCCTACGACGGCGAAACCTGGGAGCAGCCGCCGTCCGTCTTCCTCTGTCACCAACAGGACGGGCGAGTCTGCGCGGGCTGGGCGCACGTCCACGGCGACCCGGACTCGTTCGGACTGCGGTTCGCGGTCGCGTGCGGGGCGATGACGCCCGCCGCGGCTGACGAGACGATCGACTACCGCTCGCCGGTCCCGCTGCACGCGACGGGGACAGAAGCAGCGGAGTTCGGGAAGGGCAAAATCGAGGCCCCGACGCCCGAGGCGGTCGAGATGGTGCGCAGGCTGGACAAAAAGCAGAAGCGCCGAGCGCGGGCAGGCAGCTAGCGGATACGCCCCCTATCACACGGGGGCGCTCCCGGTGGTTGCGCTTTGCGCAAAGAGCAAAACGACGGACAGAAAGGGGTGAGGAATGCCCACTGTGCAGGAGAAAATCTCGCTGGCCCGCGAAGGTCGGGACACCGCCGAGCGGGAGTTCCGCAAGGCGCTGCGGGCCGGTCGCAAGTCTGGAATGTCCTGGCCACAGCTAGCCACAGCGTCCGGCATGTCGGTAACGCACGTCCGCTACCTGGTGGAGAACCTGAACGAGCGGCGACGGCAGGCGCGGGCGGAAAGGGGATGACGCGCGTGGAGTGGCGAAACCGCACGGACTTTGCCCATGTCGCGGAGGCGTTGGGTGTGACGACCGACTCGATCATGTCGGCCGGGCGACCCGAGGGCGGCGAGACGTGGGTCGTTCTCTACACGGATACGCCCACAAGTGATCCGGACGAATGGGTCAACGTCGCGATCCTCCGTCCGGACGCGCGTGGTATACTGCAAGTAGTAAGGCGCTCTCCGCACAAAACGATCGGGGAGCTTCACGCCGAGCTAGCGGCCCATCTCGAAAGAGAGCTAGGGCCGCCCGAAGGGAGAGACGATGGAGCAGTCTGAGCGCGAAGCGATCGACGCGATCGAGTCGTACAAGCGGCCGCCTGACGAGCCCTACCCTGGCCGCTCGCACTACGGCGAGGCCGTGAACTTCCTGAACGACGCGATCGACTACCTGGACGAGCGCAACCCCGATCCCGAGGATGCGATCCGGGCGGCCGAGGAAGCCATCGTGCGCATCCGGGCGGCGATGTGACCCGCGAAGCTGACAAGGTGCGCGAGGCCCTGCACGACGACCCGTTCGTGACCGACGCCGAGTATGGTCGGCTGGTCGAGGAAGCCGCCGAGGCGGACGAGCGGGCATCCTGGGCGGCGGAATGCCCCGAGGTCGAGGAGTTGCACGAAGGCCCGATCGGGATCGCCGCCCACAAGTCCATGCGGTTCAGGTGAGAAGGGAGAGAACGATGGGCAAGACGTTACGTAACGTGCCCCGCAAGGGCACCGGCCGTCACCTAGCGAAGCCGCATGTCCCGATCGGCCCCGAGCTTGTGCCGATCACCTTCGGCACGCCGGAGCCTGATTCTGTCACAGGTCGGGGCGACCCTCAACAGCGTTTCCGCATCTACCGGCTGTGCCCTTGCGGGGCGTGCGGCGGCACGGGCAAAAACCCGGCGAAGCTGCCCGCAACAGCAACGGTGGCCGAGCATCGCGCCCGGAAGCCGCGCTGCCCCGAGTGCCGCGGCGAGGGGTCGGGGCTAGACCTCGTATCCACCGCCGCAGACCCACAGGGCGTGGGCGTGGCGATCTGCACGCTGGCCGAGGAAGGCGAGTTCGAGGACTGCCCGATCGGCATCCTCGAAGACGGCGGGTCGTGGCTGGTCAAGCCGTGGCTGCCGTCGCCCCGCAATGTCGCCGACGCCGCAAGGGTGCTGGCGAAGTCGAAGGGAGAGAAGCCGAATGGCTAAGGGCAAGCGACCGGAGAACCGGCTGCTGTTCGTGAACACGACGGACGGCGGCGGCGACCCAGCACTCGACCAGGAGATGATGGAGGCGGTGCGCGGCATCGGCTGGATTCGCGGCCTTGTCGTTTCCGTCGAGGCCACAGACGACTGGGAGCTTCGCGGGATCGCGGACGAGCTAGAACTGGAGTTCCAGTCCCGCGGCTGGCAAGTCTCGATCGGTCGCGATCCGGTGGTGATGACCGATGCCTGACGAGACGTCACTGAGGCCCCGGCCGGGCGAGACACCGGAGCAGACCGTCGAGCGCGTCGTCGCCGCGATGCGCGAGCGGCAGGAAGATGTGGACGACGTGGTTCGGCGGCTGCGCGAGTTCAAGGTCGAGGGCACGACGTTCTTTCGGGAGCAGTTCATCGCGCACGACACGAAGCCGGACGGAGGCCGCTACGGCATGTATGACGAGGGCGATGAGTTCGCGCCCTTTTTCTCGGAGGCGTTCCTCTACAACCTGGTCGGCAAGGACGACGCCCGTTCGATCCTGGGGATCATCCGCGGCCTGTGCGACCTGGCCGGTGTCGAGTTCCGATGACCGAGTTCGAGCGCATCGTTCGATTCCGGCCCGCGTTCTCTCGGCGCGATCCCGATCCGGCGAAGGACTACGGCGTCCACGGCGTCGAAATTCATTTCGGCCTGCGCGGCCCGGACGGGGCGGTCACGTTCGTTCTCTACACCGGCTGGCTGCTGCCGGAGACGGTCGGCACGCCCGACGCCGGGGAACCCCTGGGCGGCTGGCGCTACGGCAAGGCGCTGGTCGAGCGGGGCTCCTATCCGATGCCCGCGCAGGTGTCCTATCACCTGCCCGAACCCCGGCACGACTACGAGACGGGCGCTGACGACTGCGAGTGGATCGGCGGAGGCCCCTGCTTACGGAGACGGCACCTTCCTGGCCGACGACGCCTTCGAGGCCCTGATCCGCGGAGGCGACGACGAGGGAGGCATCTGGACGTTTCTGGAAGGCTGGTACGACTCGCGAGTGAAGGGAGAGGAATGAAGCGCGTCGAGGACTTCAGGATCGACTCGGACGAAGACGGCTGGGAGCTTCACCTGCTGATCGAGGACGAGGACGACTGGCTCCGCCTGAACATTCACGGCGTGGCCCCGGCGCTGGCCGATGCAGTCGCGAAGGAAATCGGCGGCTGGCTGACCGAGGGTCGGCGGCTGGCCGACGAGCATGGCCGCGACATGGAGCGGATCGTTCGGGACGAGGAAGACCTGGTGGCCGAAGTCGGCTACGACCTGACCGACCCGAAGTCGCCCGGCTACTACGACCGCATGGCCGACGCTGCCGATCTGGTGCGTGACCGGGCAAAAGAAAGGACGGAATGACCATGCCGACGATCTGGAAGTTCCCGCTGGATGTGACCGACACGCAGGAAATCGACATGCCGTCCGGCGTGTCGATCCTGACCGTGATGGTGCAGGGCGGCGTGCCCTGCCTGTGGGCGCTGGTGGACCCGGACAAGCCGACGATGCCGCGCACGATCGCGATCTACGGCACCGGGCACGAAGTGACGGCTGACCTGACGGTGGCGAAGTACGTCGGCTCGTTCATGCTGGTCGGCGGCGATTTCGTCGGCCACGTCTACGACCTCACCGGGATCACCGAGGACGACGAGGCCGCGTAGGTGGGCACAGTCAACCCGCTTTTGACCGAGTTCCAGTGCCGTTGGTGCTGGACGCTGGTGAAGCCCGAAGACCCGGAAGCCGTCGAGCATCCGGGTCTGGGGCTGATCCACGGGCGCTGCGCGAAGATGGTCAGATGGGATCACGGTTTGCCCGGGGTGAACCCGATCGGGTACCTCGACGACCTCGGCGACCGGGGCGGCGGCGACCGGGGCGAGGGGTAAAATCTGAGTCTGTACGCCCACAGCCACAGCGAAGGGAGAGTCCATGTCTGACCCTGCGATCGAGGGTGAGGTCGTTGACGAGGCGGCCGAATCGGCCCGTAATCTGCCCGCCGTGATGGAACACGAAGCGATCATCGCCCGGGGCGAAATCTCGGTGGACGAGATGGTCGCGCAGAAGGCGAAGATCGAAGACCTGATGAACCGGGTCATGGTCGTGGACAAGCACTACGGCAAGATTCCTGGCGTCAACAAGCCGACGCTGCTGAAGCCGGGCGCGGAGGCGATCAACGTCGCGCTCAGGCTCGCGCCGGACTACGAGTCGGAGAAGGTCTGGGGGCCGGGCGACCACCTAACGGTCATCTCGAAGTGCGTGCTGCGGCACATTCCCACGGGGCTGACGATCGCGTCCGGCGAGGGCATGTGTTCGACGCGCGAGTCAAAGTACGGCAAGCGCAAGGCGATGCGCGTGTGCCCTGCGTGCGGAGAGCCACAGATTCGCCGCTCGAAGTACCCGCCGAAGGCCGGGCAGGACGACTACGTGGAGGGCCTGGAGGGCGAGCAGCAACCCGGCTGGTACTGCTGGAAGAAAGAGGGCGGCTGCGGGCAGAACTTCGCCTTCAACGACCCGGCGATCACCGACCAGGAGGAAGGGGTCATTGAGAACCCCGATTTGCCCGACACCTGGAACACCGTCCTGAAAATGGCCGACAAGCGGGCGCTGGTCGCGGCGGTGCTGAACGGCACTGCGGCGTCCGACGTGTTCACCCAGGACGCCGAGGACGGGGGCGCTAAATCGGAGTCCAAACAGCCACAGGGCGAGCCGCGCCGGGTCGATCGCGAGCCGACACCGCTGCCGAAGAACTGGCAGGAGATAGAGGCTTACGTGCGCTCCTGCGACAACCCGGAGGAAGCGTGGGCGCTGTTCGTCGCCTTCCGCCGGGCCGCGGCCTACCACCTGTTCGGCGTGCTGGTGAACGACCCGGAGACGGACGGGCCGCTGCTCGACGCGAAGCAGTGGGGCACCCTCGGGCAGAAGGCCCAGGGCGCGTCCGTGTGGCTGGTGGACAACGCACCGCCGGACGGGCCGTTCACCTTCCACGACGAAGACCTGACCCGCAAGGCGTGGGCGCACGTCCTGCAAGGGACAGCGCTGGAGATTCCCGACTACGAGCCGCCACAGGCTCCCGACCCCGAGGCCGACGCGGACGCCGAGCGCGAGCGAGAGGCCCAGGCGGCGGAGGCTGCGCTGGCTCCAGACGTTCCGAAGGATTAGAAGGGGGAGGCGACGACAACGGGCGAGCTTCCTACGCAAGCGGAGTACCGGCGTCAGTGGATCACGGTGTTGCCGCACTGCCACTTTCCGGCCCCCGCCGCTAGTGCGCGGATCAGGCTGGGGCGTTCGCGAGGCCAACGAAGTCCCGCGGTACAGGCTGCTCGCCTGGTAGTCGAGCGGCCAGGCCGCCCTCCGGGTCAGGCCCACCTTCGCCGTCGGACGATGAAGCGCTCCGTCCTCTCCCTCTAACGCTAAAGGCCCCCTGCGCTGCTCCAAGCGCAGGGGGCCTTTTTGCGTTCCGCAGAAAGTTACCGCAAAGAGCGAGGGGGACCGATAGGTCCCCCTCTTGAATCTTCCGCCCGAAAGCGCAAGACTCTCCATCGCCAGATGAAGAATCACAGCGTACCCGTTCCCCCGGCTGGCAACCTCCGATGAGTCGGAGGAAAAAAGGCTCGCGTATCTGTGGGCGTTGCCGCAGGGACTACGCGCTCGATCCTGAGATTCGGTTCTACCGGGGCCTGTGCCCTAGCTGCCGCCTGGTCAAAGCCGAGAAGCGGCGGGCAGCGACGGGCGCTCGCGCACTCTCGAAGGCGAAGGTCAAGGGCGTCGAGACGATCGACGGCCAAGAGTTCACCGTCGTCACGCTGCCACCGAAGCGGCGGGGCGGGCGACGGATCAAAAAGGGCGGCAGGCCGATTGCCGCCGTTCCCACCCCAGCCTCGCCCGCGTCGATCAACTGGGCGAAGTTGCAGCGCCGGGACAAGTAATGGGCCGTCCATACGAGGCCAGCGTTGCGTCGGCGAACGTGGGGGCGGTCGTGCGAGCAGCGACCTGGAACCGGCCTAACCCGGTGGGCGGGACCCGGGCGCTCGCTGTTCGCTCGCAAGAGAACTACAGAACCAGGAGGTAGGGAATGAGCGAAGCTCACCCAGAAAACGTGCGACAGCTTCGACCTCGCGATCAGGTCTGGGATCAGATGGAAGTGCTGTTCGGCCGCGTCGTCTCCGGAACGAACGCGCACAAGAAACGGAACAAGGCCGTCAAGGACCTGAAGCTGATGGGCGCTGAGCCCTCGGAACTGCCTCGCGCGCTGCACTCGTTCAACGCCGCTTTCCCCGGGGCCTGCTGCACCGACATGGCGCTCGCGACCCACTTCCCCCGTTTCCGGCCGAAGCAGATTTCGCCGCCCTGTCCCGAGTGCGGAGTCGGTGGCGGAACGCACTCCGCTGACTGCCCGCGCGTTACGTAACGTCCGGTGGCCCGCCTAGAATACGGGGCAGTGAAGGGAGAGATTTGGCCAACCTGAGTGTCCGCAAGATCGCCGAAGACCCGACCGCGATCACGATCGGCTGGCCCCGGCAGATCGGCCAGTGGGGCTACGTGCCGATGATCGACGGCAGCGAAATCCTCACCGACGGGAAGCGGCACATCGGCAAGTCCACGACGAAGACCTCGGTCAAGATCGGCAAGGTTCGGGACGGAAAGAGCCACAAGTACGGCGTCCGCCTGCTGATGACCGGCGACGTCGGCTCGGTCGTCGGCGTGGCCTCCCCGGCCCCGAATCCGAACCCGCCCCCGGCTGTGGACAACTCGCTCGCGCAGTCCTGGCTGATCCTCGGGCAGTCGCCGATGGACGCGCTGAACTCGCAGAGCTACTACAAGCTCGCGATCACCGCCGACGAGAGCTACCGGCACTGGTACGACCAGGCGTTCTTCACCGCGGCCGCCGGGCGCGTGATCGTGCCCTGGTGCGACTGCAAGGTGCCGTCCGGCTACCACCCGGGCGAGGGCACCGGCCCCGACATCGCGATCGCGTTCATGCGCCAGATCGGCGCTCCGTTCTGGATGGGCGAGTTCGAGCGGCCCGACGCCTTCGATAACGCGATGAACGCCGAAGTGAAGCCGCGCGTGATGGTGGGCAAACCCGACGTGCTTACGCCCACCCAGCGGGCTCGAATCGCGAACCGCGAAGTCCTGGTCACGATCGAGGCGTACCGGAACTGCTCCGGGAACATGGACCCGGGCTGGCCGGACTGGATGAACCTGAACGCTGGCATCGGCGGCAACTGCATCGCCGTCTACGAGGAAGGTGCCTGCCACCGGATGCCCGTCACCGACTATCTCCGCGCCGGGCTGTACGTCGCCCGTCGTGACTCCGCCTACGGCCCCGGAATGACGGTGGCCGACTACAAGGCCCTGCCGTGACCCTCGCGATGGTGTTCGCGGCCGGGGTCGTCTTCGGCGGGTTCTTCGTCTGCGTGGTCTGGAAGCTGACCGAGCGCGAGTGCCGCCAGGGCGGCATGCTCGACTTCACCGGAGCCCACACACCGAAAGGGGGGACTGCATCGGCTGATTCCCATCTCGATTCCAAACTCTCAGGGGGGCGGACGTCACCGGCCCCCGTTCATCTCCGGCTGATCCGGGACAACGGGTCAACGGAGGTTCTGATCCCACTGGACGAAGGGAGAGACTGATGGACGAGGGCTATGCCACCCAGGCCGAGTACCCGCAGGAGGATCGCGGCCCGGGTGCGGTCGATCAACTCCGCGACCAGAACGACCGGCTGCACCACCAGATCGAGCTTCTGGCCCAGAGGCTCCAGCCGGTACTGAAGCCGGAGTCTCCGCTTGTCGCGGCCGACACGCCGAAGGACCCGGCGTTGCTGGCCGACATCGACCAGCAGGTTCACATGACCGCCGTCGCGGTCGAGCGCATCATCCGCCTCCGCGATCGCCTCGTTCTCTAGGCGGGGCAGATGCCATGCGTACATGCCCAGCCCCCGCATGCGCGGAACTCAATCTGCCCACGGCGACCCACTGCGTTCGCTGCGGAAAGAACCTTCTGCCGGGGCGGTTCCTGTTGAAAACCGCCCGCAAATCGTGACAGACTACGAGGAACCAACAACGAGGATTGCCCGGCTCCCGTTCGGGGCGATCCGTCCGTTAGGAGGTCCCCTCAGTGTTCAAACTGCCACTCCTGGTGGGGGCGGTCGGCGTGGTCGTAGCCTTGACCGTCACCATCGCTTCACCAGCACAGTCGCCACCGCGGCTGCCCTCCGTGAAGGTCATTCGGGTCGTGCAGACCCACAGAGGCCACACGGCGAAAGAGTGGTACGCGATCGCGCAGCGACGGCTCGTCGATCGCAACTGGCTCCAGAAACGACTCGGCATCCGCGTCCGGCAACTGCTCGCGATGCAGCGGCGGTTCAAGGCGCAGCCGACACGCCCTCCCCACTACAACGAGTGGCTGTGCATCCACGGCGGGGAAGGCGCTTGGACAAGCAACACCGGCAACGGCTACTACGGCGGCTTGCAGTTCGCCCAGGGTACCTGGGACCGGAACGGCGGCCAGCGCTATGCGAGTCGTGCCGACCTTGCTTCTCCGCTCGAACAGATGTGGATCGCGGAGAACGCATGGGCCGAGAGCGGAGGCAGCTTCGCTCAGTGGCCGAACACGGCCCGCGCCTGCGGGCTGCTGTAACCAGCGCGGGGCGGTCGGCACCGGCCGCCCCTCCATCTTCGAGAAGGGAGACACATGGAAGCCTCCACGGCTGAGAAGCAGACGACGGTCTACGTCGTGTTGGAACAGCGCGAGTCCCAGTCACCGGACGAGGCCGCCGAGCGCCAGGCTAACTACTACTGGGTCGAGCGTGAGCAGATCAAGGCCCGATCTGCCCAGGACGCGATCCGTACCTACGCGAAAAAGAACGGGATCGGCGACAAGGGCGGCGTGTTCTACGCGGTTCCGCAGCGCTCCTGGAACCCGGTCAAGGTCGCCGTCGAGACACAGACCCGCCTAACACTTTCCTAACGGTTTGGCGGGGCAGACGGGGCAAATCGTCGAGGAGCCCGGCGGGGGCAAATCCCTGGCCCTTTTGGCCGATCTGGAGGAGGCTGGTGCCCTGTCCGTCACCGGCCTCCGGCTCTCCGACCCGAATCTGCCCTACGAACAGTTCGAGGCCCTGTGCGTTCTCCTCGGCAAAATGCACGAAGCGGTCAGGTTCGCGATCGGGGACGCGATCATCCTCGGCGAACACCTGTACCGCGAACGCGCGTATCAGGCGATCGAGTCGATCGGGCTGTCCGAGAAGGGCCGTCTGGAGTACGTGCGGGTCGCCCAGCAGGTGCCCCGCAGTGTGCGCCGGAAAGACCTCTCCTGGAGCCACCACAGGGCCGTAGCCTCGAAGCCACCGAAGGAACAGCGCAAGTGGTTGAAAGCCGCTTCCGACCGCGGTATGAGCCACCATGAGCTTCGAGAAGCGATCCGCGACGGGGCTCCCCCAGAAGGGCCACAGGTGTGCCGGTGCTGTCACCGCCCATTGTCCTGACCCCCCTGGAAATGGCCCTGACCGAGTTCGTCGGCAGGCAGCGCTATGCCGCCGGGGTGAACGCGGGCGCGGACGAACACAAGTACGGATTCGACGGCGACGGCCTCGGCATCTGCATCGAGGGCTGCCGCGGCGAGTGCATCGTCGCCAAGGCCCTGAATCGCTACTGGTCAGGGGCCGGGGTGGACTACCACGACGAGTCAGACGTGGGCAATATCCAGGTGAGAGTGACCAAGCACCGCAACGGGTGCTTGCTCCACCGGCCGAACGAAGGACATCTCGAAGACCCGTGGGTGCTGGTCGTCGGTGAAGGGAACACCTACCATCTCGGCGGGTGGCTGTACGGCCACGAACTCAGACGACCGGAGTGGCTGCGCAATCCTGCTGGGCGTCCTCCTGCGTATTTTGCCCCACAGGATGCGCTCCGCGCCCTCCAGCGTGTCCGACCCTGACCCACGCCCGGCGGGTCGCGTTGTGGACCCGGCCGCGATCAAGCGGTTTCGGCTCGACCATCTCGGGGAGCCCTGCGAGGTCTGCGAGCTTCGCCCGGGAGCGCATGTCCACCACGTCAAGTTCCGATCGCGCGGCGGCGACGACATTGAGGAGAACTTCCTGTGGGTGTGCGTCGAATGCGATGCCGACCACGGCTCCCTTCCGAACGTCAGTCGCTACGACGAGTGAGTCGAGCGGCCGAACGTCTCGATCACGGTAGTCCACGGATGCCGGAGCGCGTACTTGAAGCTGACCCACCGGCCCGTCTTCGCCGACCTAGCTGCTCGTCTCGTCTTCGACATCCGCTTTCTTCTCCTGTCCGCTCCGATAGGCGTACCCCCCGATCACCCCCGCGAGCGCAACGACGACATCGCCGAGCTTCCCGGTCGGAGTCGTGTCCGACCCGATCGCCGCGAGCGCGATGAAGCCGCCGAGCGAGGCGAGGAACGCGATCAGGATCGCCCAGATGTGATCGTGCAGATGATCCATGATTCGTAGATCATGGATCGTAGATCGGACGCTCAGCCGCCCTTCAGGCACGTCCAGATCGAGGTCTGCCCCCCCGGATGGTTGATAACCAGCGTGCCAGCCTCGTAGCCGCCAGGGCACGACGCTGAGCCCGGCTCGCCCTTCGGCCCTTGCGGCCCGATGTCTCCCTTGTCACCTTTGGAGCCTGCTGGTCCTTGCTCACCTTTCTCACCTTGAACGCCGCGTGGCCCTGCTGGTCCTGGTGGCCCTGCTGGTCCTCGCGGTCCGGTGGCCACGTTGATCGTCACTGTCCTCGTCGCATCGCCGACGCCGAGCGCGTGTGCAGCGAAGAACCCCGCTCCCCCCGCGAGCAGGAGGCTTCCCGCCGTCATCACGATTGCCAGCTTCACGATTTGCCGTGGGCGTGTCCTATCCTGATGCCCTCTCGCATCGTCGCTAGAACCTCTTTCACGCGGCGGTCGCATTCAGTCCTTTCGTGCTTGCGAACACGGCGCAGCGCACCGATCGAGCCGATCACTGCCGCCACCCCCGAGAGGAAAGCACCCCAGCCTGCGGCGTTCACGCTTCACAGCCCTGCCGGATGCCGAGACACGAACCGGGACGTATCGCGCAGGCAGGTGCGCACGCGGGCACCGCGCGGGCCGCAGTTGTGCGGCGAAGTGTCGAACCGGCACCAGGGCTTGCCCGGGATGGTGAACTCGATCCAGACATGATCGAGTGCCGCGTGGATGGTGACGAACTTCCCGCGGCCCGCAACCCCCCAGTGCATGAAGGTGCCGGAGACGATCGCCGTCGGGTAGCCGAGCAGGCCGAACTTCGCCAGCACCGACGAGCAGGAGGACGAGCAGTCGTAGCAGTCGTGCGGGTCGTCGTCGAGGAAGGTGCCGTCGTGTTCGCCGCCGTAGCAGTAGCCGTCATCGAACTGCTTGCAGTAGGCCAGCATCGCCTCCGCGGTTTTCTGTTCGTCGCTGATCGACCGCTTCTCGTACTCGCGCTCGATCAGTACGACCGCGGTCGCGTCGTAGGCCCACTCGGTCGGATGATCCTCCGCCTTCAGCTTCTCCAGAAGGTTCTGGGTGGCCTCCGTCCAGACGCCGGACGCAGGCTTCACGCTGTGGGCGGCCTTCATCTTCGCGACCGCCTGCGAGAAGGCAACGTTGTAGACGTCATCGAACGGCTGCCACGGCCAGAAGCCAGCCCGGGACACCCCGCGCTTGTGGCCGATCACGTCCAGACCGCCCTCGGACTTGTTCGGGCTGGTCGGGGGATAGAGCGGCCGAACGAACGGCGGATTCGGCGCAGCCACTTCGCCGCTGAGCTTACGCCGCCGCTCGGCTGTCAACAGCCATGAGCAGCCGCTTGCCGACGTAGTTCGTGTACGCAGGCGGGATCGCCTGATTCAACTCGCGGATCGTCGCCCACCTGATCCCCATCGCATCGCGGGCCGCGTCGATACCGCAGTTGCCGCCGCCGGTCACGGTCACGTAGTCGTCCCACTCGCTGAGCCCACTGCGATCCCGGCGCTTGTCGTAGGAGAAGACCGGCGGGTGCTTTCCGCGATGCTGTGGCCCCTCCATGTAGAAGGACGACTCGAACATCCGGTGCCGGATCACCCTGACCCCGGGGAACATGGTGCCGCACAGCATCATCGGGTTCCTGAGCGGGGCCGTGTCCACGTTCTCGATCACCCACGGCTTGCCGAGCGATTGCAGGGCCTCCCGGGTCTGCGGGATCAGGTCGGGATGGTTCGTCCGGTAGCGGTGGCCCTCGTCCACGTAGGCGAGGCAGGGCGGGCTCGCGTGGATCGCGTCGAACTCGGGGGCGAGGTCTTCGATCACGTCGAAGACGTCGGCGTGGATGAAGTCGAACGGGTAGCGCTTCTGCTTCTCCACGTCCACGCCCACGACGTCGAACCCGGCCAGGTAGTAGCCCCACCCGGCCCCGCCGACTCCACAGAACAGGTCGAGCAGCCGCGGCCTCATAGCGGCGGCCGCTCCAGGAACAGGACGTCACCGCCCGCGGTCGGGTTGTGCATCGCGACCAGCTTCGCCGCGAACGTCAACGGCTCATGCCGCCAGGGCCGCTCCCGCCAGCACTCGAACAAGCCCTCCATGTCCTCGCGAATCGCCGCGATCTGGAGCTTCGAGTACCAGCGCTCCTCCTCGAAGCCGTTGAGCGCCAGCCGCATCGTGTAGACGTGGACGGCCGCTTCGAGGTTGCCGATGTAGCGGTGAGTCTCCGCGGTGTAGAAGGTGTCCCGGGGGTCGCCCGCGATCAGGCCCGGCTTCAGCAGTTCCAGGTCGCGCTCAGCCTTCTCCGGCCGGTTCGACCCGTCCGCGTGGTGGTAGACGAAGAAGCCGTTGAGCGGCTGCTTCTTCACCGGCTTGCCGTCCGCGCGGTCAAGGTATTCGTGCGTTGCGCCGACGTACCGCCAGTCGATGTCTCCGCGCATGATCAGAGGGAGCCGGTAGGTGCGATGCTCGTCGTCCACCCGGACGGAGAGCGCGTCGAGCTTCGTCTTCTGCCTGCGCAGCCACTTCAGGAAGATGCGCGGGTCGCCCGTCGCCGTCATGTCGGCGTGCAACCACACGATCCAGCGCGAGCGGTTCTTCGCCGCGCGGTGCGCGATGGTCAGATTGTGGCCGAAGTTGCCCCACTTGTGCCGGAGCAGACGGCCCGGCACGCCGTCGAGCGTGTCCCTGACCAGCTTCCGCGTGTTGTCGGTCGAGCCGGTATCGCAGACAGTCCAGGTGTCGATGAACGGCCTGACCGATTCCAGGCAGCGCTCGATCTGAGCCGCTTCGTTCTTCACGACCATCACCAGTCCGAGCAGCGGCAGCGGGTTCTCCCTCGCCGCCCGTGCTTTCTTCTCGCTCATGGTGTCTCCATCCCCTCTCTCCAGTACGTCCCCCCGGTGCAGTGCGCACCGATCATCGCCGCGGCGTCCGGCAATGCGATGTCCCCGCCGTTGTGGTTGATCGTCGCAAGGATCGGACAGGTGTGCGCGATGTTCATCGAGTCGAGCGTGGACTTGATCTGGCTGTAGGTCTTCGACAGATTCCCGCATGAGTCGGTCGGAAGCCAGATGTGCAGGCCGGGGAACACGGCCGCATTGCCATTCCCGTTCGTGGCCCAGTCGCTCACGATCACGCCGGTCGTGCCGTCCATGCCGAGCCCGACGAAGCCGGGGGCGGAATAGGTCGAGTCGGTGGTCGATCCGAGGAACGGCAGCGACGATGTGGACCACGGCGGAGGCAGCGCGATGTTCCCCTGGACGCCGAGCAGATTCCCGGTCGCCCAGAAGCGGTAGCCCATCGCCGCCGCCATTGGGTAGGGCAACGGTATGGTGGCGAGCAGCGTCGAGGCCCCGTTGTCGAGCCGGTAAATCTCGGCGCTCGCGTTCGTCCCTTTCAGGTAGTAGCCGCACACGTTCGCCGTGCCGGGGTTCGTCAGTCGTAAGAACAGGTAGACGGCGTTCGCGCCCCCCGGCTTCGGAATGACGAAGACCTCCTGCGCTTGCTGGGCCTCGAACATATTTCGGTTCCACCACATCGACCCGTGGCCGCTGACCGACTTGACGCCGTAGCCGCTCGCGACCGTCTCCATGCCGTTGTCGCCGACGACGATCGAGTTCGTCCAGTCGTCGTCCGGCGGCGAGGTCGCCGACGCATCGCCGAAGGACAGGTTCTTCACGCCGAGTTCCGGGGCTCCCGGCGCGGAGAAGAACACCTGGTAGGGCTGGAACGGGTCGTAGGACGGGCCGCCTCCGCCGCCACCTACCCATCGAATCTGCATCAGGCCACCGACGATGCCTGCCCCGGCGATCGGGCTGAACGGACGTATGACGACCGTGAAGTACGTGTGGCCGTCGGTGGCGGTCGCAGCTTGGGCACAGTCCGGACCTCCTGCGTCCTGCCAGCCGGTATCGAAGTTGCCGCCGTAGTAGGTCGCATCCGAGCACCCTCCGCATCCAGTAAGCGGGTTCGCTACGCCGATTTGCATCGTTCCGAAGGTCACACCGCCGCTGATTCGGTATTCGAGGGTGTAGCCGCAGAGGATCGGGTTGAGAATGCCGTAGAGATGGATGAACGGCCACACGGAATCGGCCGGTGTGAATGGGCCTGCGCCGAACGGCGTCGAGTAGCCCGCAAGCTGATGCGTCGGATTAGGATCGGAGGGAGTGCCGCACCCGGCGAACGGGTTGCAGTGAATCTCGACCGGGTAGCCGTTCCAGACGCACGACTTGTCCGGCGCGGTGAACTTGATCTGCGGGTCGTGCGAGGAGCCGTCGCCTAGCTCGCAGAAAGCAGCGATCCCGCTGCTGTCAAAGTCGAACGGCATCTAGCAGTCGAGGCAGTAGTACCGGAGGAACGATCCGGCGTAGACCGTTGTCCCGTTGCCGTTGGAAGCGTTCTGCGCCCACTGCACCTTGAACTGCGTGGCCGACCCATCGGCGGTGTACGCGCCCGAGAAGAACAGCGTCCGCTTCAGGCCGTTGCCTTCGTTGTCGAACGACTGGGAGGCGTTCAACTGGTAGCCGGTGAAGCCGGAGTTGATCCCCGACCCGGCCGTGTTGATCGCGCCGAAGTAGTACGTGCCCCGGTAGGTGCTGTCCGAGCCGTTCGTCGCCTTGAAGTCGCCGTTCGCGCCCGACGAGACGGAGCCGTAGATGAAGCAGACCTCGATCAGATACGACTTGTTCGCGGTCGGCGTGAAGAAAAGCTCGTTGTCGTCCTGGAGGGTTGCGCTCGACGTCACCGTCTCGTCCGACGTCTTGTGAATCCACGTCCAGTCCGAGCCACCAGCACCAGTCGGACCAGTGGGTCCAGTTGGGCCAGTCGGACCCGTGGGGCCTGTGGGGCCGGAGGGGCCAGTCGGCCCAGTCGGGCCAGTAGGACCAGTCGGGCCTTGCTGGCCGGAAGGGCCGGTCGGGCCGGTCGCACCCGCCGAGCCGGTCGCGCCGACGTTCGCGGAGGCGATCCCGTAGGAGACGACCCCGGTCGATGCGATCACCTGGAACTCGACCAGGTTCCCGATCGTGTCGATCCCGGGGATGATCGTGTCCTTCGCCGGGCGTGATCCGACCGGCAGGGTGAAGACCGCGGTGCCGTCGGTGCCACCCGAGATGAAGCCCTTGATATGAACGTCGTCGTCGCAGAAGCGGTACTGGAGGGTTGTCCAGTTTCCGCCCACATTTGCCCACGAACCCGAGAACGCCGTGACCGCGGTGTAGTCGCCGCAGCCTGCCCCGCCGCCGCCGCCGATCGCCGGTCGGCGCTGAAGCTGGTCCTTGTCGAAGCCGAGGGCAGCGAGCCTCTTGTTTTGCCCCTGCTGCTCGTAGATCGGACGGCTCATACGCCTTCGTTGTCGGAGGACACCTGAAGCTCGCCGATCGCGGGCACCGACTCCTCGTCCCAGTCGATCGTGTATTCGTAGATGCGCTGAGCGCCCGAGAATCCGCCCTTCACGTCGGCGGTCGCCTCGACGGTGATCAGGTCGCCGATCGAGAACAGGCCGATACCGAAGTCACGGATCGGGGTGACGTGGACGAGCGTCATCGGGTAGGCGCGAAGGAACTGCTCGATCTGCCAGAGCCGCCGGTACAACTCATGTCCGATCACCACGGCTTCCGAGCAGTCGGAATCGTCTCCCACCGCGTCGAAGATTTTTATGTCCATGCGCACGTCGTAGTTCGCACGGGAGATGCCGTCGCGGAGGCCGATCTGGTTGTTCGTCGGTGAGTTCGGCGGAACGATTGCTCCGCCGGGCGGGTAGGCGAGGCCGGGATCGTCGCCCGTGATGTTCGCCCGCCAGTGTTCCTCGTCGCACTTCGGGCCGAGGTAGTACCAGAGCTTGTTGCACATCTGGGTCATGTCCTCGTTCCAGCGCAGCGCCCGGATGTTGCGGTCGCCCATGCCGTAGGAGAGCGTGACCGAGCCGGTCAAGTCCTGGCCGTAGTCGCCGTTGTAAACGTCGATCAGGCCGTAGTTGTCGTTCGCCCCCTGGAACTCGATCGGCGTGATCACGATGTCCACCACGCCGGTCGAAATCAGCAGGTTCGCAAGCTGCATCATCGTCATCGGCCAGTCCGCCGGAGCGCCGGTCAGATCAACAGACCCGGCGGCGAAGGTGCCGCGCTCCAGCCGCAGTGGCCCCTCCGAGTCCTGCGGGATCGTGTTCAACTCGGAGCCGTCCATCATCCCCTCGACGATCGCCGGGCCGTAGACGAGCGACTGGATGATGTTCGGGTTCGCGAAGTTCCCCGGGTCGGAGCCGGGCGGGTTCCGCACGGGCCGATGCTCCCAAAGCTCCAGCGGGTCGAACGAGTTGAAGACGGTGTAGCCGACGTTCTCGTCGGCGGTCGTCTCGCAGTTGATCACCCGGCCGTGATGCCAGAGGACGGGCGTCGTCCCCAGGTTGTCGCCGTAGAAATAGACCTTCAGATACGAGCCGGGGCCGGGGAACATCGTTCCGAACGACTGGAAGGCGTCCGTCATGTGAACCTTGACCGACGCCTGGCCGACGCGGTTCAGCCTGGTTGTAACCGAGCCCTCGATCGCGAACTCGGTGATGTCGATCCCGTCAAGGACGACCTGGGCGAAGTAGCCCATTTAGACCCACGTTGGGTCGGCGGCGAAAAGACCGAAGCTGAAGTTCCTGATCGTGAAGTTCTGATCCGGTGGACACTCCATCGGCTGATCGTGGCGGACGACCAGCGTCCGCGTTGCTACGTCGCCGGTCGGCGTCCAGACGAGCGTGCCGGTCGCGGTGGTCAGCCCGGCGATCGACTCCAGCGCGACCCGCAGGCTGTCCTCCATGTCGTTCCAGGCTCCGACCTGAGTCGGGCCGCAGTCCACGGACGTAACCAGGAAGACGCCCTCGAAAACGACGTGCCGTCCAGCCGTCCAGAAGTTGTGCCCGATCGAGCCGTTGCCGTAGGGCACGTCGTCGATCGGAGCACGGATCGGGGGCGTTCCCAGTCCGGTTATGCCCTGGATGTAGAACTGGTCGATCGAGCCGTCGTTGAAGAAGATCGTCCCGCCCGGCGTGGTCAGGGTGTACGGACAGCCGATGTCAGCCATGACTCACCACGGCAGAGTGTCCATCGCCGCGTGCTGCGCTGCACGCTGAACGGCCGCCTCGGGATGCCCGAGCTTCGTTCCCGCCGCCCGTCCCTTCTGAAGCACCAGGAGTTGCGCTCGGGCGATCTGGATCAGAGTGGACAACTGGCCGTGCGACGGGCCGGGCGTCGTTGCCTTCTGGGCGTCCGCCGCCACACCAGCCGCGACCGTGTGCCCGCCGACGGCGACCGAGGTCGGCTGTCCCGCCGGAGTGACGACGCCGCCACCGACGGTGCCCGCGACCGACCCGACCGGGAGCAGATTCCCGAGCAGGTTCGCAGCGAAGCCCGCCTGCGTCTGGAGGAACTCGAACTCCAGCCCCTTCAGAGCGTCCGCCCGTCCCTTCTGGGCTTTCTGGGCTTCCTTGATCGCGGCCCGCTCCTGCTCGATCTGAAGCTGGAGCCGCCGCCACTCGACCGTGCCCTGGGTCGTGTGCTTCTGCCGCTCGATCAGGAACTTCAAGAGGGCCTGGTGGGCCTTTAGCTCGGCCGCCCGATTCTTCTGGGTCTGCGCGATCTGGACGTTCAACTCCAGGGACTCCTGCTGCCGATCGCGCTTGTCGATGATCGCCTGGCGGGCGTTCTGCTTCTGCTCCTCGATCAAAGCCTTCGTCGCGATCTGCGACTGGAGGAGAGCCTGGCGCAACTGGTTCACGACCTGGATGCGCGTGTGGATGTCGCTGATCGACTTCAGCGCAGCGGCGATTTCGCGCTTGAAGAACGCCTGGAGGGCAAGCTGGGCGTCGATGTTGTCCTGGAGGCCCTTCGTCAGATCGGCCTTCGTCAGCGCCAGGTCGAGCGGGGCCTGAGCCTCGCCGAGTGCCTGCTGGAACGCCGAGTCGGCGTCGTCCCGAGCTTTCTTCGCGTCCTCGGCCTTCTGCTTGCGAGCATCCGCGGCCTCTTTCGCCTTCGAGGCGATTTCCCCGGCGATCCGATCGACATCGGACTGGGCGGAGGCGAGGTCCTGGAGAGCTTTCTTCTGCCGTTCCTTCGCCGCCTGCGAGCGGCCGTGCGTGGCCTGCACCGCAGCGTCGGCCGCGGCCAGTTCGCGCTCCGCCCGAGCCCGGGCTTCTTTCGCCGCCGAAAGCTGCTGGTCGAGCGACCCGCCCTGAAGGTCGATCCGCTGGACGTTCGAGAGCAGCGTGTCCACCTGGTTCGACAGGCGGATCGTCAACGCGGTCGCGCCCTGGATGATCAGACGGTTGACCAGGGCGAGCGCGTTGTTCACTGCGTCGATCAGGCCCTTTGCGAAGTTCGCGCCGGAGGACTTGCCAAGCTGGTCGAACACGCCGGGCAAATCGCCCAGTGATTTGCCTATCGCGGCCGGATTCAGCGTTAGCCGCATCTGCTCCACGAACGCCCGACCGGACTCGTTGCCCTGGCGGCGGAACAGGTCTTCGACCTGGGCGAGCCCCTGGTCGAGTGTCTTCGCGTCGAGCGTGATCCCGATCACCGTGTCGAGGTCTTTCGTCTTGCCGACCAACTGCTTGATCGCGTTCAGGCGGGCGGCCAGGGCGGCGTTCTCCGCGCCCGGCAGTTTCTTCAGGGCGGCGATCCGGTCGTTGATCCCCTCGACGATCCGCCGGTTCGTGTCTGCCTCGTCCTTCGGCAGCCCCTTCGCGATGCTGAAGCGGGCCTGCTGCTGGGCCGCCTCCGTCACCCGGTGCAGGGCCTCCGCTTCGGCGTGGGCCGCGTCGATCCGGTTCTGGGACTGGGTGGCCGCGTCCTTCGTGTTCTGCGCGACCTCTTTCTGATCCTGGGCCACCTGCCGCTCGGCGCGGTGGAGGTTGTCGAGGGCGATCGCCACTCGGTTCTCCAACTGCTCGCGCTCCAGCGAGCCCTCCGCGGCCTTCGACTGGGCGAGGGCACGCCGGGCCTCCGCCAGCGCGAGCTTGGCGGTCTGCTGCGCGATCTTGTCGGTCTTCAGGTTCGCCTGGGAGCGGGCCAGCGTGTCCGTGGCCGCTGCGGCGTTGCCCATCGCGGCAGCGAGGTCGTCCGTCGCCGTCTTCAGGGCCTTCGTCGCCTTCTCCGCTTCCGACTCGCGGGTGAGCAGGAAGACCAGACCGCCGACCAGCAGCGTCAGCCCCAGCGTGACTCCGGCCGTCGAGGTCGCGAAGGCCAGCATGCTTTCCGTCATCAAGGCGAGGGCCGCGCGGAGCCCGCCGCCGAGCGCAATCGAGGTCGCCAGTTCCGCCGCGAACAGACGCAGGCCGACCGTCGAGATGGACAGCACCCGGTTCAGGGTCACGAAGGCCGCGACCGACGACAGGATCGCGGCCGGGCCGATCGCCCCCGCGAGTCCGGTCGCCAGCCCCAGGAACTCGCCGAGGATCGGTGCAACCGTGCCGACCGCCTCACCGATTCCCTTCACGCCCTCGGAGACGACGTGCAACGTCTCCCCGAGCAAGGCGACGACATCGGAGTGGGCGGCCGCAGTGATGAACGCGGTCAGCCCGGTCGTGGCCCCGATCAGCGCCGGAGTAGCCTTCTGCCCGAGCGACAGCGCGAGCGTTTCGACGGTGTTCGACAGACCGGCGGTTGCGCCTTTCAGGCCGGTCATGCGGGCCTCGTTCACCTTCGCCGCGGTGCCCACCTTGTCCAAGTTGTCCCGCTGCGCGATCAGGTCCTTGATGTTCGTCCGGGACAGAATCGAGAGGGCGCGGATCGCGTCCTGACCGCCGATCACCGCCAGGGTCGCGTCCCGCTGCTTCGCGGACATATTCGCGATCGCTGTACCCAGGTTCGTGAAGAACTCCGGCCGCAGATTCCCCTGCGCGTCCCGGACTTCCAGGCCCAGCCGCTTGAAGATTTCCTGAGCCTTCTTCGTCGGGTTGACCAGGCGGATCAGGGCAGTGCGCAGCGACGTACCGGCGTCGGAACCGGACAGACCGGCCTTCGCCATTTGCGTCAGGAACAGCGTTACGTCGGAGAACGAGAGGCCGACCTGGTGGCCGACCGCCGCCGCCTGCTGGAAGGCGATCCCGATGTCCACGATCGAGCCCTGCGCAGCATTCGCCGCGTTGGCCAAAACGTCCGCGACTTTGCCCGCGTCCCGCCCGGCGAGCCCGAAGGCGTTGATCGCCGAGGCGGCGATTTCGGTTGCCTGGGCGAAGTCGATGCCAGCGGCCCCGGCAAGCTGAAGGACACCGCGGGCACCGTCGATCGCGTCCTGGACGGACAGGCCCGCCTTCGCCAGTTCGGTCATCGCGACGGCGGCGTCGGTCGCGGTCACGCCGGGCAGGGTCAGGTCGCGGCCGAGAGCCTTCGCGGCTTCCGACACCTGCTCCATCTCCGAAGCGGTGGCCCCAGTGGTCGCGGCGAAGACGGCAAGCTGCGAGTTGAAGCTGGTCGCCAGGCCGACGGCCTTCGCGAGTGCGGTGATCGCCGCCGCACCGGCCAGGAATGAGGAGGTCGAGGCCAGAGTGGCCCCACGCAGGCCGAACTGGGCGAGCGTGGTCGCAGCGATACCGCGGGAGAAGCGGGCAAGCTCCGTCGAGTTCACCTGCATGACGATCGCCTGCTCCGACAACGCCTTCGTCGTTCCGCGGGTGGCGGCCCCGAGCGCTCCCTGGGCCGCCGCCCCCTTCGTCAGCCCGGCCGTCGGCGGGACAATGTTGCGGACGGCCGTCCTGAGCGCAGCCTGAAGTTCCGCCTCGAAGCCGCGGAGGTCGGGACGGATTTCGACGAACGCGGTGCCGACGGGGGTGTCAGCCACGGATGCCGCCCATTCTCGACATCAGATCGGCCAACGCAGCGTCGTTTTCGGCCGCCGAGCCGTCCGTCTCCGCCAGGTCTGGGATCGACCCGTTCTCGCCCCAGTCGTTCGTGGTGAGCAGTTCGTCGGCGGCTTTCGCTGCGAGGTTGAGGGGCACACGGCCGTCGCCGATGTGGACGTACTGCTCGACGAGCAGCGTGTAGGCGACGTCGAGAAAGTGGCGGAGGCTGAGTTGGTCAGGGTCGCCTCCCTGAAGGGCTACCCGGCCTGCGATGTAGCTGCGGGCGCTCCACGCCCACGCCCCGAGGACGAGGGCGGGTTCGTAGGGCGGGCGGTCTGAACCTCGATCATCCATTCGAGGATGCCGCGAATCTGACCCATCGAGGGGCTGTTGTCTTCGCGCTCGCGCATCGCCTTCCAGCGGTCGTGCTGACCGTTGCCGTTGTCGAGGAAGGCCAGGATGCGCTTGTCCACAACCTCCAGGGCAGCGACCGCCGTCTCCGGGTCGGTTTCGTCCTCCCAGAGCGCCAGCACTTCCGGGCGCACGGTCTTGACGGTGAACTTCTCGCCGCAGACCTCGAAGGTCATGTCCTCCGTGATGTCGAAGCTCCGCATGGGTTCCTACCTTTCCCCGTGAAAACGGCTAGCTCGCCGGTACATCGCAGGTGTAGCCGTCGAGACTGATGTGGATTCCCAGGTCCCAGCCCGCGCAGCCGCCTTGTGGCCCGAGGGGCCGAAGGGAATCCCAGAACACTTCGTCGCAGACAGTAAAGAGGTCGCCGGATGTCCACAAGCAGTAGAGCCCGTTCCAGAGCGCCCAGGCGTCGGCGTCCAACTGCTGCGAGGCGGCCACGATGTCCGCGACCGGAGGCGGATTGCCCTTGTCGTCCGGCACGGGGTAGCACCGGGAGATGGTCACGGTCAGGAAGACGTGGTTGATCCTGGCGGCGATCTTCCGACCGGCGGAAAGCCCGCCCGGCGCGAGTGGGGCATCGCCGATCTGCGGCACCCAGACCGACAACTGGTCGCAGCAGTCGAGAACCGGCGCACCGTGCGCGACGAACGCGCGGTCGGGTGCGCCGAGCAGCGACGGGTCGGCGTCGGGGATGTCGTCCAGGACGAGGATCGAGCCGTCGAGGAGTTCCTGGGCAGCGGTGAACAGGTCGGTCGGGAGGTTGCTCATATCGTGAAGCCCGCTCCCCGCGGGAAGTTCCGGGCCGCCCGGCCGCTAGCCGTGCGCAGGCCCCCGGCCCCGATCACAGCCGCGATCGCAGGCTGCAACCAGGCATGCTCGCGAAACTCTTTCCAGGTCAAATACGACGACCATCTGCCCGACCCGGAGCCGTCGGGCTCGACCCTGAAGAAAATCCCCTTCGTGTCCTTGCCGGTCGTCACGGTCAGGAAGTCTTCGGGAAGCTGGGGCAGAATCTTGCGTGCGTTCTGGAGCGCGAGCTTGCGCACTTCTTCCGCCAGCCCGTCGAGGACTTCGTTGATCGGGTCGTTCGGGTCGTCGGCAAGCTCCTCGACCGCCTTCTGGTAGACCCGAACGGTGACTGTCCGGGCCATTAGGTTCCGGGCAGAACGACCGGCGTCGGGAAGCGCAGGCGGGAGTTCGGCGACCAGATCACCGGCACGCGGGGAAGGCCGCCTGGGTTGTAGGCATTCAGGAAGGCATCGACAGCAGCCATGCCGGTGTTCCAGCCCTTGATCTGTCCGGCCCGCTTCCCGGTCGTCCAGCCCCAGTTCGTGAACGGCACCTTCTCGATCGTGAGGCCCTGCCGGTTCACCCGCTGCGTGCCCGCGGGCAACGCGCATTCCTGACCGGCGCACGCCTTGTATATCTCGCAAGCAAGCTGGATCGCGGCCGCGACCCCGGCGGCGGGCACGTCCTCGCCCCAGAGGTACGTCACCGACCAGGTGCCCGGCTGGTCAAGCGCGAGGGCCATGTTCTGACAGCCCGGCCACGCCCAGTCGTTCTCGTCGTCCGGATGCTGAATGCGCACCAGCCAGCGGTGGCGATCAACCCGATACCGGCTCGGGTCTACCACTTCGTCGCCGATCTTCACCTGGACGATTTCCTGGACGTACCCGGCCAGCGGCACCTTCGAGACAGGCATGCAGCCGCACGACGAGTCGTCGCACGCCCAGCCGCCGAAGAAGGGGCCACCCCAGGCGAAGTTCGGATTCCAGACGACGTAGCCGCGGGAGAGAACCTGCCAGCCGCAGCCGCAACCCGACCAGCACGGCCGCACGGTGGACTCGCAGATGCCGTTGAAGCGGCGGCCGGAAATCTCGAACAGAAGCTCCTGGGCCTGCTCAGCAGCGGCGTCGAAGACCGACGTGTCCGAGGCGTCGGCATCGCAGCACGTCGCTACGTCGGCCCCCGTGATCCAGTCGGTACAGAGCGTCATCCGGCCTCCAGTCTGACGGGGGGGTCGGAGCGCGGCCCCATGCGAAGACCGCGCTCCGACTTGGAGAGGGCTACGAGGTAGCCGTCACCGCCTGTGCAGCGCACTCGGCCGTGGGCGGCTCCACGTCCGTCTTCCAGAAGGCCCACTCCGTGACCTCCTGGTTGTCGGGCGGGCCGTCACCGTAGGGGCCGTGGCCCCAGAGGTCGTTCGTCCGGCTGAAGCCGTTGACGACCGGCTGTGCGATGCCCTCCTCGAACGTGTTGTCGCCGATCTGCCAGATGACCCGGGGGAAGACCCAGTGAATCCACGGGGTGTTCGCATCCTGAGCCGACCCGACGATGTGCTGCGTCCAGAACTCGAACGCCACCGCGGGCTCGCAGTCGTCGCAGTCCGTCTCCGAGGAGAAGTTGAGCCCGACGACCGGGGTGCCCGAGAGGTCGGGATCGGTGATCGTGTCCTGGCCGAGCAGGAACGCGAGCATGGTCGGTTCGAGGGCCGCCTGCGTGAAGACGAACTCGAACCAGTTGAAAGTGTCCGGTGCCTTGAAGCGGCTGATCGAGCAGCCGCAGCCGTTCCGAACCGAGAAGGTGTTGCCGGTTTCGATGTTGGGGTTGACCGCCACGGACAGCGGCTTGTCCGTCACGTAGCTGTTGTTCCCCGCGATCACGTTCCCGTCGCAATCGACCTTCGTGAGACGGACGGTGCAGACACCGAAGGACACTCCGCAGAGATTGGCCATTACGTGCTCCCTCCTCTCAGAAGGTCGCTAGACATCCCAGTCCACTTTCACCGCCGCCTGGAGGGATGTGTCCCAGGTGACGAGAACCCAGCGCTCCGCCCGGAAGGTGATCACGTTGTCCGACCGATCCAGGGACTCCCGGAGGTCAGTGATCACCAGGGGCGAGATGCGCACTTCGACAGGGCCGGACGCGAACATCCAGTCCTGCCCCGCACCCACTGTGAGCCCATTCGCTGTGGCTCCGATGTAGCCGTCCCCGGACACGACCCGGTTCCCGTTCGTCGTCAGCAACGTCTCGGGATCGAGGAACGTGTCCGTGTTCAACTGCGTGATCGTCGCCGGGGTCGCGTGGATCATCCCCTCGCGAGCGGTCAGGCCGATCGCGTTCTCCAGGTAGGAGAGTGCGACGATCGGCGACTTCCCAACACCGCCCGCGAGGACATCGACGTTGCCGTCCCCGAGCGCCGGGTTCGGCCCGAGCCCCGCCTGGTCAAGACCGACCAGGGCTCGCTCGACCGCGAACGAGTACGTCGCCTCCAGCACCGTCTCCGACCACTCTCGGATGTACGGGTAGGAGAGCGCCGAACACGTCACCGGCAGGTAGCAGACGAAGGGATCGAACTGGGCCTGCGGGCCGGGCTCGCCCTCCGACTTGATCCCCAGGGCGGTGTCTGATCCGGTGCAGGCGTTCCATGTCAGAGGCACGGAATCCGGATACCCGATCAGGTTGACGCCGTTCAGCCAGCGGCCGTCGTCTTCGGCGACAACAACCCCGGGGGTGTTCAACAGCGAATGGCGGGGTGCGACTGGGAGGGGGCCGCGCAGATCGAGTCTTGGCCCTGCGATTGCCATGACACTCACTTTGCGGCCCCCTTCCTAGTCGTCATCCGTTACTCGCAGGAGCGTGCCGTTCCGAGCGCCGGGAAGACGCCGGTCGGGCAGATGTCGAGTGTCATCCAGTAGGCGGCCTGTGCCGGGCCGATCCGGGCGACGTTCTCGAACGACTCCCCGAAAATCTGGAAGTCGTTGGTCGAGTTCAGCGTCGAGTCCCGGACGATGCCCAGGTTCAGTTCCGCCATGTCCAGATGCAGGAACGTGCCGGTCGGGAAGAACGCCGCCTCGATGACCGAGGGGAACCCGTCCAGGGCCGCCGCGGTCTGGGAGGCGTCGGGAAGCTGCGACGTGCCGTCGGACACGCCCGGCCGAGGCGAGGCCGTGTCCATGTACCAGGCGACGTCGATCCCGATGGAGCGCAGGTACGCCTCGACGTCTCCGCCGTTGCGGTAGCGGTCGAACTGGGTGGACACCGTGTCGAGTTCGAGCATGTCCCGCAGGACGATCGGGGCGAGGAAGGTGAAGCGGGCGTCGTTCGGCATCCGGAGCCGTCCGCGGATTCCGAACTTCGCCTTCTCCAGCGCGTCCACCAGGTAGATCAGCATCCCGAGCGTCGTCGCGCCCGAGGTCACAGCGACCGACTGGGCCTTGATCCGAGTCAGCAGGTACGACTCGGCGACCCGAGCATGCTCGGCCATTGTGATTTCGTTCTCATGCGCGATCTTCTCCGGCCACGCGAATGCGTTGAGGTTCCCGAACTCGCGGCAGTGGGAGATGATCGTGACCGCCGTCTCCGTGTAGGCGGGGCAGTCGAGGTCGAGGCACGCCTTCGTCGCGAAGGTGCCCCCGAGTTCGTCGTCGTCCGCCGTGATCACGGTGATCGCCCCGGCGGCGTCCGCGACCGTGGTCGGGGCCGGGACGTTGATCCCGCCGCGCTCCGCCCGGAACGACGGGAGCGCATCGCGCACCGGCCGCGCGGTCGAAGCGAGGTTCGGCATCGTGTAGATCGGCTGGAGCGGGGCGCAGAAGCCGCCCGACGCAACCAGGGCCTCGATGCCCGGCAGGCCCATGTACGGGCTGCCGATCGCGGCGATCTTGTCGCTGTTCTTCTCCAGGTCGCCGTCGAGCCGACGGGCCTCCGGGAAGTTGTCGATGAAGTCGAGCGAGGCGACCAGGTAGCGCTCCTCCCGGCCGTCGGCCCGCTTCGCCGGGCGGCCGAGCGACTTGGCGACCGCGTGCATCGCCTCGCCGATCTGCTTCCGGGTGCGGAGCTTCGAGCCGGGCGGCTGGTTCGCGACGTAGCCGGAGGCGATGAACGCCAGGGCGTCCTTCTCCTCCCCGACCACGATCCGCTCACGGCTGGGAGTCGGCAGGCGGCGAAGCCGGGGCTTCGTCTCCTCGACCTTCTCCTCGCCCGCGTCGGCGACCAGCACGGCTTCCTTCTCCTCAGAGCCGGAACCCTCTCCGTCTCCCTCGCCGCCGTCGTCGGCATCGCCGTCACCGGACTCGGCCTTCACTTCCTCGCCGTCGCCCTTGGCCTCGGCCTCGGTGCCTTCGCCGTCGCCCTCGTCCCCGTCGCCGTCCTCGTCGCCGTCACCGTCGCCCTCGCCGTCGCCCTCGGTGGACTCGGCCTTGACCTCGGTGGGCTTGATCGAATCGGCGACCTCGGCGATCGACGACTTGTAGTCCTCGACGGCCTGCTCGCGCTTCTCCAGTTCCTCACGGATCGCCATGATCTGCAAGGCCCCGGACTTGAACTGCTCCAGGACGTCCGTCGCGTCCATGCCCTCCAGGAACTCCGGATCGTCCTTCTCGATCAACGCTGCGGCCTGTTCATGCTCGGCCAGGAGCGCGACCAGCTCCTCGTCTGTGAGCTTGGTCAGGTCTTTCGGCAAATCTGGAAAGAGCCCGTCCATTGGGTTCCTTTCAGTCGCGTTACGTAACGCGGCTTCACCCTACGGATCGGCCTCGACGGCGCTGCCTTCGCTGTTTGCTGCCGTCGTCGCAGGTGGTTGTAACACGTTGGGCGGACGACAACAAGCCCAGAAAGGCCGAGAGCGCCCGAAGGCGCTCCCCTGGACCCATCCCTTACCAGCCGGTTTCCGCTCAGCGCGCCTGGCGTACTCCCATCGGCTCGGCTACCCCCGGCGGCGACCGGGGCCGTTGCTCCACCACAGAGCGGCCTTACATGATCCAGCCGCAAGAGACTACCAGGCACGGCGGGGCTAGGTGTCCCCGCCGCTAGTCCAGAGAAGTGTGGCTCCGCCCAGAGCCGTAATCCGTCTCGTCCCGGCGGAGTCTAGGGCATCGACCAGTCGTACTCGTTCGCGTTCCCGGCGAGGAACTGGGCACAGCGGCCCCTGTCCTTGCCCCACATCGCCGTCATCCCGATCGTCGAGGGTTCCTTGTCGGGGTGATCGACCAAGCTCGGCACGGTGCAGAGGACTTCCTGCCGGGTGATCATCTTCCAGCGCCCGGCCACGGCGTCGTCACTGCGGGGCTCGCGCTGGCCGGGCAAATGCGGATGCTCTTTGACCCACTCGCGGAACTCGACCAGCTTCGGCATCGGCCAGAGAACGGCGACGACTGGCATGAACGATCGCTGGGAAAGACGGATGTATCGCCGCCCCATCTTCATCGCCTGCTCGACCCGCGGCTTCGTGTCCCGAGGGAATCGCGCGAGGAACAGGCAGACGGGCACTTCGCGTGCGACTTTGCCCAGGACATCGACGGCCCCGTCCATGATCACGGCGTCGTCCTGGACGATCAGCAGATGATCGCAGTCGGGCGGGTCGGTCATGCACTTCACGTAGCCAGCCCACGGCGACGGTGGCTCCGACGAGTGTTCGATCACTTCCGTCGGAAGCGGCGAGAGCGATTCGAGCAGCCGCGGGAGAAGGTGAGCCCGGGACGGGTGATGCTGCACCCTGGCCCGGATCAAGGCCCGAGGCTGACCTTCACCACGTCTACGTCTTGCCACAGCACGCCCACGATGTGAGGGTCGGTAAGCGGTAGGCCGACCATGTGGACGCCCTCGGCGTCGATGTAGACCGCTACCGAGCCACGCTGAAGTCCGACTAAAGAACCAGCCTCCGAGTCGTCAGCGCGGTTCTGAACCGAGCCGTCCGGCCCGACGATCAGCCCGAGGTTCTGAGGTCCTATCTCGGCCACGCTGTTCGTCGCGTTCGGCGGCGGCGTGATCTTCGCGACCGGGCCTGAGTCGTCGCCTCCGGTGACGTTGAGCGTGTCGGCGTTCAGGTCGGCGACGTCCTGGACATTGTGACCTCCGGCGCTCTCGCTCCCGGCGAGAATCGCGGCAAGCGTGGGCACGTATGCCTGCAACTGCTGGAGGTTCACGGCGTCCTTCACGTCCGTGCCGTCGCCGATGTTCTTCACCTGCTGACCCGCGCCGTCGTTCCCGTTCGAGAGCAGGTTCGCCAGCGTGACGAGAACGTAGAACTGGGCGACGGTGAAGGCGTCCTGGTCGGCTACGCCGTCAGCGATGTTCGTGATCTGCTGGCCGCCGCCGTCGTTGCCGTTCGCCAGGACGGTCGCGAGGTCTTCGCTGCCGCCGCCCCCGCCGCCGCTTTCGGGCTCAGTGACCCAGGGGTGGCGACCCCGCTTGACCCGCACCAGGTCTGTCATCTCAGTCCCAGATGTGGATCAGGTACACGACCCAGGCCAGAAGGATCAGGCCCAGGAGAACTTCCGCGAGTCCGACCTTCAGGTTCATTCCTTCTCCCCGCACTCACCCATGTTCGGGTATCGCTTGCAGACCGCCCGCCGGACGCGGGACTCGTACTTCGTGCCGGACGAGCGGGCCAGCGCGTTCCGCGCGTGGGACTCGTCGTGGATCGGGAACTTCCGTTCCTCCGGAATCGCGAACGTGGAGGTCGCGAGCTTCGACCGACGCTTCGAGGTCAGCACCGCGGCCGTGATCGGTTCCTTGGTCGCGATCGACGCGGTGATCTGCTTGCGCTTCCTGATGTAGCCCTTCGTCTTGTTCATCTCGATCACCACCGCCTCGGTGTCGGTGTCTTCGACGCACTCCTCGCAGAAGCCCGGCAGGACGAGCGTAGTGACCTCGCCGGATGCCGTGAGCGCGACCTGGGGTGTCTGGTACCCGGGCACGGGGACGGCGAGCGCGGCGATCATCTCCAGCCGACCCCGCAGGCTGCGCCAGTCTCCCGACGGCGGGTTCGCCCGCAAGTCACGTAGTCCCTCGGGGGAGAGGTCCGAGCGAACTGCGCCCGACAGATAGATGCCGTGCCTACCGTCCCGTGCCCGAACGAACGCCGCGACCTTGCCGGTCTGGTCGTAGTGTCGGGTTGCACTGACCAGATCGGAAGTGAGCGCGGCGTGCGAACCATCGTAGACGACCTTCCCGACCGGGATGATCGTCCCGTCCTCCGTCTCCAGGTTCCCGAGATGGAAGGACTGGTAGTCGTTCGCCGACCGCGGTGGCTTCACGCAGTTGGCCATATCGCCGTTGAGAATGCCCACATGGCAGGCGTCCCACAGCGCAAGGTGTCCGTGGACTCGACCGTCGGCCTCGATCGTCAGAGGCTCGGGATGACTCGGCTCCGGCTGGTTGAACCACTCGCCGGGCGGGGCGATCGGGGCGAGCGCGGCCGACGCCGTCAGCGCGGGCTCGTTCGCGTACAGCGCCCGCTGCTGCTTGATCGCGTCGGCCCGGGAGCCGTGGCACCCGCCGTTCACGACCTGGTTCGTCCCTTCCTTGACGACGCAGTATTCGTCGCCTCGCTTCTCGATCGTCCACGGCATCAGGCCACCGCCCTTTCGGTCATCTCCAGGGCATGCTCGACGTGAGCGGCGAAACCCGGAGGAAGATCAGGTGTCGTCTCGTCGAACAGGGTCTTGGCCGCATGTGCCTCGATGCGCTCGCAGAGGACGGCCGCATCCGGCCCGGAGATGCCCCACTCGGTGAGGATGATCCGGAAGTCGGCGGTGCCGCCCGCGACGAGAGCGATCGGGTCCCGAGCCCCTAGCTCGTAGATCATTTCTGCCCCGAGTGCAGACGCGATCAGTCCTTTCGGGATGTCTGCGATCGTCTGCTGGCACTCGGGGCAATGGACTCCGTTCGCGCCGGGCCGCTTCACCTGCGACTGGATACGGGCACCAGCCCGGGAGCGGCAGGACGCGAGCGCGTGGTAGGCCGCGCCGAGGATCGAGGCCGTGCGAGCCTCCTGCCGGGACACGACCCGGCCGCCGTTCGGCTGCGGCGGAACATTCGACTGGCCGGTCGCGGACACGTCCGGCGGGGCGGTCGGCCCCCGAGCGGAAGGCATGCCGTCGGTCAACCCAGCCACGTCGGCGTTCCGGGTCTTCAGGCCGAACACGAAGTCCTTTTCCTTCTCGGACGGCGCAAACTCCTCCGGGATGCCCTTCAGCTTGCGGTAGCCGGGGAAGCTGATCGCGACCCGATCCATCGCCTCGTCGGCGATCGCGCTCATGTCCGGGGGCAGGACAACCTTCGAGTCGTCGTAGCCGACCGTCCAGGTGCGAGCCTCGTCGGCGGACATGCCGTCTTCGATCAGCGAGGGCCGCAGGTAAACGGAGGCCAGGTCGCCGACCCACTGGTCTGCGACCGGCACGCCGTGTGACCGCCACATATCCCAGAGAATCTGCTGGGCCGCCCAGTGGTTCGTGTTCGAGAAGCCCTCCAGGGCCTCCGGCGGCATGTCCAGCCCGAGCCCGAGCCGCTTGATCGCCTCGATGCGAAGGTCTTTCTCCAGGTAGTCGGACGTCGGGTCGTGCATCTGCATCCAGCGCACCTGGTCGAGATAGTCGTAGTCGGCTTCGAGGACGAACGGTGCCTTCGCTTCAGCCGACCCGGCGTTCTCCATCGTCGCCCGAATGTGGTCGGTGAACATCTGGAGGAAGGGCGACTGCTCCGGGTCTTCGTCCGGGCCTTCCGGCGGAGGCGGAGACACCTGGGTCGGGATCAGCAGCATCCCGTTCAGGATGCGCGTGGTCGCGGTCGCATTGACCGCTGCGGTCAGCACGACAAGCTCGTCGGCGATGTCGAGGACGGGACGAAGCGGCGAGTCGGCCAGGTCGGAGTGCCGCGGGTGCGGCGTCCACATCCGCCAGGCGGTGCCCGCCTCGATCTTCTCTCCGGCGGCGTTCTTCCGCCAGGTGACGTCCTCGTTGTCCTCTTTGATCAGTTCGCCTTTCCAGAGGAAGCGCCAGCGCTCCGGCCCCTCGATGTTCACGAACAGGGCTCCCTCCCCGGTGATCATCATCAGGCGGCCGTAGTCGTACTGGAGACGTTCGCGTCCGCCGCCCGGGTCCTGAATGCGACTGAGGATGTCCTGGGCCGACGATTCGTCCGAGCGCTCGATCGAGCCGTCCGGCTGAATCTTCGCCGGGAAGATTTCGATCCGGGCGAGCATCCGCGCGTAGAACTTCGCGCAGTACGACACTTCGCCCACCGTGTCGTAGATGCGCAGCGCCCGCCACTGCCAGCCTTCCTCACGGGTCGTTGCGGCGGCCTCGACGCTACCCAGGCCGGGCAGCTTCGACGCCGAGCCGACCAACGCGCGAGGGGCGCGTCGAAAGAGTCTCACTACTTCTTCTCGGCCTCGTCGGCCTGCTGCTGCTCGGCCTGTGCCTGAGCCTGAGCCTGTTCTGCTTCGAGACGTGCCTGCCGAGCGGCCGCACGCTGCTCGCGTCGTTGCTTACATCCACAGCCCAATGTCGCCTCCGGGTTAGAGGTGGTCCGCAGCATTGTGCGGGACTGATCGGACGAAATCTAGTCGGCGAGCGTGTGGAAGATCGTTCCGAGGAAGCCGACGATCGCCGAGATGACGAGCGGGACGGTCACGACCAGGGTCGTGTGCGGCCATGCTTCCCAGGCTCCCCACCAGGCGAGGCTGATCCAGAAGCCCGCGCACCAGGGGCACTCGATCAGCGTTTCCCAGTAGAGCTTGCCCTTCGCTCCGCCGAGTTTGTACGCCCCGAGCATCGACCAGTTGCGGGGCCGGTCGAGGATTGTGTCGTCGCCGATCAGCTTCCAGGTGCGGAAGGCGGCGAGGCCGAGCAGGGCTAGCTCATACCAGTTCGGAATCTGCATTCGCTGTCTCCAGGATCAGGGGCTTGAACCGGGCCAGAGGCTTCGGCCAGGTGTGCTGTTCCAGCATCACTTCCTCGTCTGGGAACATGATCGACTCCAGGTGGGCGTTGCGGTGGAACTTGCCGCCGTCCGCCGTTACGTAACGCTCGTACCGTGGGCGTCGTCCGGCCTCATTTGCCCAGCCGAAGTGAAGGATCGACGCGCCCGTCGGCCGAGCCCGGCCGAAGTAGCGCCGAACGACCTCGGGCTCCCGGCCGCAGGCCAGTGCCTTGTCCGCGATCCGGAGCGCCCGGCCGCGCATCCCGGAGAGCTTCGCCGACCAGAGACACGGCACCGGATGCGGCCGCCAGCCGCCGTCCATCCTGATCTGAATCCAGTTCTTGTCGGCCTTCCAGACCTCCTCCATGTCGAGCGTGCCGACCGGCCGGGCCTGGGGCTCCGCCTCGATGTAGTCGCGCACCAGCTTGCCGTCGGTGACGAACTCGTCGGCGTCGATGTTCAGCACCCAGTCCGGCTGCTGGTTCAGCGTGTGGACGAGAAGCTGCTGGCGCTTGCGCCCTTCGTGCCCGGCGAAGAACCCGTCCTCGGGATCGACATGGTGGACGACGATCCGATCCCAGAGGGTCGAGTTGTCGTCCAGCCATTCTCCGGTGCGATCGGTCGAGCCGTCGTCGAGGACGACGATCTGGTCGCAGAACTCCAGCAGGTGCCCGATCACTTCCGGCAGGTAGCGGCCCAGTTCGTTCTTGACGATCATCCCGCAGACGAGCTTCATGTGTTGTCCCTGGTCGGTGCGTTGGCGATGTCGTCGGGGTCGATGTCGTGGTCGCGCACCAGGTGGTCGGTGATCGTGGCCACACTGAAATCCTGGCCGCACAGGTGGCAGAGGACAGGATCGTCCCCGGTGCCCTCGGCCGTGGTCGCCAGGTCGATGCCGTCGATGTTCACGACTGGATCACCCGCCTCATTTCCTCGTAGGTGTTGTCGCCGATGTCGTACTTGCGGCCGGTGCGCTCCGCGTACTCCTGCTCGGCCTCGAAGTCGATCCGGCTGAAGTCTTCGTGGTAGCGCGACCGCCAGCCCTTCATCACGTCGGTGCGGGTTGCGAGCAGACCGGCCCGCTCGTCGAACGTGACCCGGTAGACGATGTTCCAGGACTCGTAGCAGTTCCACTCGAAGGGGAAGGCGACATCCACGCGCATCAGGTCGATCGGCTCGGTGCCAGAGACGGCGGGCAGCCACTTGTTGCCGAACTGGGCGAGCGTCATCGAGGGCCGCCAGGTCTTGTCCGGCATCAGGTACCAGACCCGGTTGCAGTAGCGGCAACGCTTCTGCCCGCGGTGAGGCGGGTGGAAGCGCTCGCAGCGGTGAACGGTCACTTTGGCCACCACGACCACCAGTAGTCCCATCGTTCGTGGTACTTCGGCCACTCGCGTTCCCAGTCGCGCTCGATGTAGGAGGCGGACAGACTGACCCAGGGCTCGAAGGGGATGCGGGTCAACTCGGAGACAAGCAAGTCCGGCGTGATCCAGCCACGCACCGGCTCGTATTCGTGCTGCCACTCGGTGAAGCCGAAGCGGCCCTGGCCCGCCTGGAGTCTCGGCCTGATCTGGAAGCTCTCCGTCTTCATCAGACCGACCCCGCCGATGTGCCGAGCCTTCTCCCAGGAGTAGCCCTCGGTCGGGCGATCCCAGTCCCACGGTGTCCCGTTGTGCCCCGGCGGCCCCATCCGGCCAGCCTCGAAACCGAGCAGTTCGATGTGGGGCTGGCGCTCGACCACGCCGAGCAGAGCGTCGAGCCAGCCGGGAGGAACCACGATGTCGGAGTCGATCTTCGCGAACCGCTCCGAGTCCCCGAACGTCTCGATGTACCAGTTCATCACCGCCGGGGGCGAGCCAAAGCGGACGCCCCACGGCCGCTCATGGACGATGACCTCGGTCTTCGGCTTCTGGTCGTGGAGCATGTCCCGGACGAGCGCGACGGTGCCCTCCGACTTGTCGGAGCCGTCGTCGTGGACGATCAGCCGATCGACTTTCGACCAATCCGTATTGTTCAGCAACATTTGCAAACTGAAGCGAGTGAAGTCGCGCCGATTCCAGGTCAAATACAGGACGTCTATGCCCATTACTCCGTCTTTCCTCCGGCCGCCCCGTGTAGGTATTTGCCGACGAGCTTCATCGCCTGATCGTCCGTGAAGCCCTGCTCGGTCAACTCGTCGTAGAGCGTGCGAGCCATTTTCGCGATGCTACGCATCGTCGCCAGGATTTCCACTTCGTCCATCGGCTCCATCAGGCCCACCCCAGTTCCCGGAACTCGGCTAGGACCTTCGGCCTATTCACCTTCAGATCGGTCCCACGGCGTACCCCGTCCGGGATCAGCAGATCGAGCCCGGAGCCGATGTCGATCTGCGTGACCGTCGGCATGGCCATAGCCACGTAGGACTGGATCAGCTTGCCGCCGCGCCCGGCGGAGAGCAGCAGAACCTCCGGCTGCACCATCAGCAGTTGCGACATGATCAGGCTCGCCTGTTCGTGAGCGACATGGAGCGGCACCGGCAGAATGTCGGCCCCGAGCCAGTCCGCGACCGGCTCTAGCCGTTCCGGCGCAACGTACACCTTGCGCCGGGTGTCTTTGCGAATCGCGCTGTACGCTAGGGGTGCATACGGACGGGAGCAGCGCAGCGCTTCGATGTGGACGGTCTGGATTTCGGCCCCGCGCACCCACTGCCCGGCCTGGAGCAGCACCCGCCACTCGGCCTCGATTCCGTCGGACACGTCGTAGCTTTCAATGTCGCCGACGAGCAGGTTGACCTTCGCCTTCGCGAGCATGAACCAAGCGCTGATCATCTTCTGCTGAAGGTCGTGCGACCATTCCTCTCCGTCCCCCGTGATCTTCGATCCGACGCCGGTCGCGAACATCACATCGCCGTCGCCGAAGCGGACGTGCAGAAACGGCTCATGTGCTTCGAGCAGATCAACGAGCAGATCAACAGTGTCAGCCTCCGTCACGTATCCGTCTCCCTTCCTTCAGGAACGCCTCTTTGACGTTCGCGTAGTCGAGAAAGCTCGCCCACGTCCGGTTGTCGGCATGCGCATGGGGCAAATCGGTGTGGTATCCGTCCAGGCGCTTCCACTTCGACAGGATCGGGAAGATGAAGTCCGCGCCTACGACCCGGAACTCTCTCGACTCGGTTTCATGGCCTGTCTCGATCCAGCGCTGGAACGCGGCTTCGGGCATGGAGCGGTCGAAGATCGAGCCCCATCCGACCAGGACGGTATCGCGATAGTCGATTCGTTCTGGGGGCATGAGCGCGGTTAGGGTTCCGGGCTCGTAGGCGTCGAGCAGCCGCCACTGGTCTTCGGGCTTGACGATGCAGTCGTCGTCCTGGACGTACACGATGTCGGTGTAGACGTGATCGAGGATCGCCTGGTAGCGACCGTATGCCCCCATGTCGGGCGCGACCTTGTTGTTCCAGATGCACACGTTGTCGAAGATCAGCGAAGCCAGGATCGGCTCGATGTCGCAGTCGCCCCGGGTGACGATCACGGCTGTTACGTCGTCGGCGAAGGTGTCCATCGGTCGTTCTCGTACTGGGTGAGGTAGCTGGACGAGTAAAGGTGGATCACGCGGACGTCGAGGCCGGGATCGCGCGGATCGTCGTAGTAGTCCTGGATGCTGTGGTAGCTCCAGCCGTTCAGAGCGCGATACGGGGCGGGGCTAAACGGCTCCGGATTTGCCCGGTAGAAGCGGCTGATCAGATGCGGCCCGAGGGCCCCCCAGGTATCGCAGCCTTCGGTCAGGAGGCGATACGCCTCCATCTCCAGTTCGAGCAGGATCGGCGCGTCCTTCTGCGCGAGCATCACCGCCGTGTTGTACGGCTCGCCCGCTTCCTGTCCCTCGGGGAACTCGGTGGACATGCAGACGTCGGCGGTCAGCAGGTCCCAGGCCGGGCGCAGGCTGATCGTGTCGAAGTCGAGGTAGATGCCGCCGTAGGCCCGCAGGATGCGATAGGCGTAGTAGTCCTTCACGTTCGCGAGTCGAATCGGGTGATCGCGAAGCCAGTCCGGCGGCCGGATGTGGTGGACGGTGACGAAGGGGCTGTGGACGTGCGCCGTCTCGATCGCCCGGTCGTGCTGCCACCGCCACTCGCCGCCGAGCCAGATGAAGTGGGCGTGCTGGATCACGTCCACGTCACGGACACTTCGTCGGCCCCGGCGATTTCGGCGAGGTCTTCGGCGAGCTTCTGAATCTGCTTCGGCGAGCCCTCGACCTCAACGGTCAGCTTCTCGTTGCCGCGCAGCGGCCCCGGCTTCAGGTCGAGCCACTTCGCGAGCTTGCCCTTCGGATCGGCGACCTCGATGTGGGCGCTCACTTCAGCACCGCCTGGAACGTCCAGTCGTGGAACGTCACCCGATGCGAGTCAGCCAGGAGGTCTTCGACCCGGCAGGCCCCGTCAGGCTTCCGCCGGTAGTGGAACTCGCCGACGATCATCTCGGCCCGCCAGATGTCCGGGTCGTCGAGGACGTCCCACTCGCAGCCTTCGCAGTCGAGCTTCAGCAGGGCGACCATCTCCGCCCCTATGCCTGCCCGGATAGTGGAGAAGGACATAGAGGCGATCTGGTCGGTGTGTTCCGGCTCGCCCTCGCCGATGTTGCCGATGTGCCGGTGGCGGCCCTTGTAGCCGTGGCTGATCGGAACGGTGCCGTCTATCCCGGCGGCGACCGGCATCACGGTTGCTCGGTCATCGACCCGGTTCAGCGCCAGGTTCCGACGCAGCATCATCACGTTCTCGAAGACGGGCTCGACGGCGAAGACCTGAAGCTCGGGGTTGTCGAGCAGCAGCGGCACGGTGACGGTGCCGATGTGAGCGCCGACGTCGATCGCCGCCCCGCGGAAGTCGAAGCCGCCCAGGCCGTACTCGTCCTTGTTCGAGACGAGCCGACAGATGTTCTCGTCGCTGGTGCCGTCCCGGCAGTCCATCTGGTACTCCGCACCCTTCGGCGTGTCCCCTCGCCAGATCACCAGTTGGCATCCCAGTCATCGACGGGGCAGCGGAGCTTCGGACGTTCCTCGACCCACCAGCCGTTCGCCGTCTCCGGCGGGTGCCACTCGACCAGAATCTCCTGGATCAACAGGTCGAGGCCGTTGTGGTAGATCGCCCAGAGCAGGCGGTACTCCGCCCCTTCCGCGTCGATCTTCAGGACGACAGGCACGTCGGGCATGGGCAGTGTCCGCAGCCATGCCACCAACTCGAAGCACGGCACCGCCGACGCCGACATGCCCTCGGGCACGACCCCTGACGTTATGCCCGACTCACGGTAGGAGATGAAGCCGTCGTTGACCCAGGCGGCGAGGCGAGAGCGGACGATGATCGTCTGCTCCCACCGTTCCCGTCGCCGCGTTGGAATCCGATGATCGAACCAGTCGATCCCAGGTTCCAATGCAGGGTGCGGGTCGAAGCCGTAGAGAATCGTCGGCTTGTACGCCTTGCAGAGTTTGACGATCGACTCCTCATGGCCCTGGGGCTGGCAGCCGATGTCCACGACGATCACGCGACCCACTCCTGGTAGGTGCCGTAGCTCCCGCCGGGGAACCAGGGCGCGGTCTTCGGGTCTTCCCACTGCGACTGGTAGCACTGCAAGGCGGCGAGCTTCAGGTCGCGCTCGGCTTTGTCGGCGATGACCTCGACGCCGCGCGAGCGCCCATACCCGCGCCGGTAGGTGAGGTAGCGAATCAGCCGCGGGGGGGCCAGAGCCTCGGCGACCTTCGCGACAGCGTTGTGGTGTTCGTGGCCGCCGTCCTCGTAGGCGGGGGCGATGATCGTGTCGTAGCCGCGCAGGAAGGCGAGACGGCACAACTCGGCCGCAGCCTCCGCCCAGAACCGATCGGTCGGATCGACGTTGTTCCACGTCCAGCGCTCCGGCGGCACCCCGGCGATCCCCATCGCCGCGGCGAACTCGGCTCGGCGCTGATCACCGGGGTCGAGAACGAGCAGCACGTCGGCCTGAGTGCGGATCAACTGGTAGAAGGCGAACAGGCTCTCGTCGTCGGCGTGCGGGGCGAACAGGATCGCGCTCATTCCTCGTACCCGGCGGGCCACTCCTGGCCGGTCATCCGCTCGTAGTCCTCGTCCGGCGACAGGTGCTTCATCCCGGCGATCTGCATCTCCAGGCAGACGGGACAGTGGTACTGGCCGATCGGCTGGCCGGTGAGCAGAAGCGGCTGCTCCGGGCAGGGCTTGCGCTTGCGGCCCTTCGCATCGGTGCCCCAGTCGATGTCCTTGTTCGCGAGTTCGAGCAGGGTGTCGATGATGTTCACCGCGTGGTCGGACACGTCCGGCTTGAACGTGACCCCGACCGAATCGAGGTACGGCGTGTGCCTCACTGGGGCATTCCCCTCGCGACCACGATCCCTCCGGAGAGCTTCGCCACGATCTGCTGCGCAACCTCGTCGGTCATGTCCACCCAGAGGACTTCGCCGTACTCGCGATCCTGAATGGTCAGCCGCCACGGCTTGCGCTGGCCGGGCAGATGCACGATGCCCAGGGTCGCGTTCTGAATCTCGGTGACTCTCACTGCTCGACCTCCACCGGCTCAACGGCGACCTGGATATGCCTCTTATCTACGTCCACCGTGAACAGCGGGGCCTCGAAGGTGTCGTCGGGGATGTCCAGTTCGAGTTCCAGCACGGCCTCGTTCCAGTCGAGCGCCGGGTAGCGCGTGACCGCCCGGCGGACGGACACTTTGCCGGTTGAGGAGTGCTGGCCGAGGACCAGATACGTCTTGACCTTCATCGGTTGTCTCTCCCTTCTGTTCAGCGCCAGAAGCGTCGGCGCTTCAGGTACAGCCTACGATCCAGCGGGTAGGTCTGTCTACCCTTTTCGTAGATCGCGTCGTCCGGCCCCTTGTGCCAGAACGGATGCAGGTGTTCGACCTCGGACTCGCGGCAGAAGGTGAAGGCGTCCCGCTTCATGGCGGTGGCGATGAACTCGGTGTCCACCCAGTTGTGCTGGTAGCCCTCATGGAGCAGCTTGCCGGGCTCGTCAATCGTCCCCAGTTCGAGGTAGCTGCGGTGGACGAGTGAGTGGGTCGCGTGCTTTCCCTGCATGACCGTCGCGTTGCCGAGGTCGTTCGTGCCGACAACCGGCTTCTCCGTTTCGTAGAAGCGGTCGATCGCCGCCCGGTCCCAGTCGGGACGAAACGCGAGGTCATCTGCCCCGAGGAAGAAGAACTCGGCAGTCGAGAGCGAAGCGCCCAGGTTGATCTTCGGGGCGTAGCGCTCGTCCGGTGAGCGGATCACGTTCGCGCCGGTTCGCAGGCAGGCGTAATACTCGTCTTCGTCCCCTTCCTTGTTGACCAGGAAGGTGATCCGGTGCGGCACCTTCGTGGCCGCCGTGATCGAGTCCACAAGCGGCTGTGCGTTCTGTGGGCGGCCGAGAACGGGGATCAGCAGTTCGATCACGAAAACATCGCCCACGCAATCCAGGGAGTCCGCCACCAGTGGCCGAGACGGAAGAAGTAAAAGGCGTCCCCCGTCTCGGTGTCGATCAGCCGCATCCAGCGTCCGCGGCGGGTCTGGTCGATCACGTCACGACCTTGACCTTCGCCCCGCAACGCGAGCAGACCCAGTAGCCCTTGACGGCGTTGAAGTAGGCGGCGACGTGGTGGCTGCCGCAGTAGATCATCGTGGTCAGCTTCATCCCCAGACCGCCCAGCCGATCAAGAGGCCGAGGCCGACGAACGGCAGGAACGCAAAAAGCACGCCCGCCCAGATGAGCCCGCTGAAGTTGATTTCCATCTCTCCCTTCCCTTACGCGAAGCTGGAGTAGACCCTAGCCGGTCGGATCGTCTTCGTCGAGAGCCAGTTCATCGCCTGCGACCAGGCGTCCACGTCGTCGTCGTAGCGGGCGTTCGGGAACCCGGCGCAGGAGTCGATGAAGTTGGTGATGTCGGCGGCGTTGAGGTCATCCCTGGGCAAACTCATCTCGTCGTTGCCCCGCCGGAACCCGGGCAGGAAGCAGTTGCCCGACTCCAAGCTGGCCGCGGCCGCCTCGGCCCGCAGTTCCTTGTCGCCCTCATGCGCCCGGCTGATCTTCAGCACGCCCGGCACGACCCTTTTCAACTCCTCGATCAACTCGGGGCCGTAGCCCGCGTTCTCGATCAGGACGTTGAAGACGGCCCCCCGGAACATCGGCCGGACGTGGTTCGACATCTCCACGATCGCCCGGAACGCCTTGCCTTTGCTCATGTGGTCTTTGCGCAGTTCGAGCAGGTAACGGTCGGCCTTGGTCACGCCCCACGCCTGGATCGCCACCATGTCGTTCGACTGCTTGTCTTTCAGCGGCGTGTCCACGCTGATCAGCAGGCGGGTGAACTTCGGCCTGCGGTTCGCGAGCCTCGGGTCGGTGAACAGGTCGGGGTGGTAGAACCGCCACCAGTACCGCTTCAGCATGTCGCCCTCGCGGGCGGACGGACGCTGCTGCATCTGCCCGGCCCGGCGGTACGGCCCCAGCGTGGCGGCCATTTGGTCGGACTCGGCCGCGCTCCGATAGTCGGGCCAGAGAAGGTCGCCGTCGCCGCGGGGGTCGCCCCGGTAGCGGAACGGGTGGTCGGCCTCATGCCGCTCGGGCAGGCAGAGGATCGTCCACTCGCCGGGCGACTGCTCGTAGGCGTGCTGCGCCAGGTCGTTTTCGTGGAGCCGCTGCATGATGATCACTTCGGCCGCCGTCGAGGGGTCGGCCTTCGAGCCCTGAACGCTCGCGTCGTACCACTCGTTCGTCGCGTCGAGGCGAACCCGCGAGGTCGCGTCGGCGGCGACCGCGTTGATCGGGTCGTCGATGATGATCCGGTGGCCATGCTCGCCGAGGGCCGTTCCCTGCGGGGCGGTCGCCAGGCGAGTGCCGCCCTGGTCGTTGGCGAAGTAGCGCTCGCCGTCACGGGTCAACTGGAAGATGTGGCCCCAGCGTTCCCGGTACCACTCGGAGACGATGATCGAGCGGCTGAGCGCGGCCAGGCGGCCGGACAGCCCCAGTTCGTACACGGCCGTCCAATAGCGCAGGTGCGGCTTGGTTGTCCACTCCCAGGCGGGCCAGAAGACGGACACGTTCAGCGACTTCATCATCCCCCGGGGAATCCAGATTTGCAGCTTGCGTATCTCCCCGGCGGAGACGGCCTCCAGGTGTTCGCAGATCGCGTCGATGTGCCAGTTCGACTTCATCTGCTCGCCCGGCTTCAGCACCTTCCAGGCTTCCAGGCCGAAGGCACGGAGGTCGCCGGACAGCCTGGCGGCGTCCTCGCGGAACTCTCGCCGTTGAAGCTCGGCTAGGAGAAGTTCCTTCGGGATTTCGACTTCAGCGGAGGCCACGCAGTTTCTTCCGCCACGCTGGCCAGCGCCGAAGTCGCTGCTCGGTCAGCCGGTCAACGTCTCGCATGGTGCGGGTGGGCGGATGCGTACGCTTTATGCCCGCGATCCGCTCGATGTCCTCCCAGGTGCGCGGGCGCTGGTTCAGGCCGCGTCCTCTTTCGGCGGTTCGAGCAGGCGGATGCCTTCCTTCTGCTCGATGTCGGCGAGCCTCGCCTGGATTTCCTCTTTCGACAGGTGCGGCAGCAGGACTTTGGCGGCGTGGACGATTTCGCCGGACACGCGCAGGTTCGTGTGCCGCATCTTCTCCCAGTCGGGATGCTTCGCGTACAGACCCTTCTCGATCGCGGGCCAGTGGCCGTCGGCGACCTTCGCCCAGAACGCTTCCTCCAGCATCTCCAGTTCGTTCGCCCGGCGCTGGTCGGAGTTCTTCGCCGCCTCCACCTGGTCGGCGAAAGCCGGGTCGTAATACTGCGAGTTCGGGGAGCGGTGCTTGCGGAACTGGGAGCCGGTCGAGCCAAGCTCGCGAGCGGCGGAGCCGGGGTCGAGCCCGCCCGCGATCAGCGCGACGTACTCGGCCTTGTCCCCAGGCGTGATCGCGTGCGCGAGCAGCAGCGGCTTGCTCTCCGGCTCGTCGTCCAGGCCCTCGTCGTCCCAGTCTTCCACGCCGCACAGGATAAAGAGGCGTCCGGCGGGAAGCAGACCGAAAACCGGGAAGGGCGAAGGGAGAGTCCAACTCCCTTGCCCGGGGGTCTACGCCGCCGGACGCTCGGCCGTCAAGTTAGCACCTTGCTCCGGATGACCTGGCTGATCGCCTCGATTGTCTCCGGCTCGACAACGTAGGTGCCGATCCGCTTCGGCTCGATCGACTCGCAGAGCTTGAAGTGTTCCTCGCCGACAGCGCGGGCCAGAGTCAGGAACCGGCGCTGGTCGTCGGAGAGCTTGCCGCCTGTGCCCTTCAGTTCGAGGATCAGCATCCGCGGCGGGTCGCGGTGGAGGGCGAAGATGTCGGGCAGGCCCCCGGCCCGCTTGTACGGCCGAAAGCCGCGGCCAGAGCGTTCGGCCACGACCGGCATCGGGACGTGCCACCACTCCCAGCCGTTCAACGACAGAAGGTCGCCAACGACCCGCAGAACGTCCTTCTCTTTCAGGGCATCCCGTCCGGGTTGCGCTCGGACACGTACTTGGTCGCGACCTCTTTCGCCTGGGCGATCTGCCCGGTGTCACCCGGGTCGAACCGGCCCGGGTCGTACCAGACCAGGAACTCGGTGAACATCGTGATCGCGAAGCCCTGCGACAGTTGCGCGAGCAGCGGCGGGTCGGGCGGCTTCGGCTTCTGCGTGTCGGGGTAGGGCTCGCTCACGCGCGGAAGCAGACGATCGCGGTGCCGATCTGCGGCAACGGAGGATACGACTCGTTGCAGACGACGCCCACCCGATCAGGCTTCGGCTGGTGGACGGCGGGCGGCGGGTCAGGCTTCGGGTTCGGCCAGATCGCGTGCCAGCCGACGTTCAGCCCGTAGCCGACTCCGAACCAGAAGCCCGCGCAGAGCGCGAGGATCGCGACCCAGGCGGCTGCCCATATCCAGTCCACGGGTTCCCGGTGATTGCTGGCGACGACGTGCATCCTCTCCCCTCCCTTCCAAACGACAACGGCCCCTCGTATTCTGGCAGGAGGGGCCGTCGTCGTTCAAGTGACCGAAGGTTCAGGCTTTCATCACCACGTCCACGGGGATGCCGTGCGCGACCGCCCGGGTGATCATGTCGAGTGTCCCGTGCGAACGACCGTCCCAGAAGGCGATGCACAGGTCGGCCCCGATCGCCGCCATGCGCTCGTTGCGCTTGAACCCGGCCTGACGGCTCAGCCGCCATTCCTCGTTCGAGACAGGGTGGGGCTCGACCAGCAGCCCCAGCTTCTCAGCTTCCTGATGCGCGATCCGATCGACACCGCGAGCATCGCCGTGGACAACCACGGTGTCGTCCTCGCCGGGCAGCAGGGCAAGGCGGTCGGCGATCTGCCCACGATTCGACCAGCTTCTCGATCCGGTGACGATCACTCTCATGGCTTGCGATGCTGGTCGGCGTTCGGGCAGGTGGCAAAGTGGGAAAGGTAGTGAGGCTCGTCCGCGTAGCGAGGGGCAATCGCGGACGGGTCGCGGTAGACGAGCGCCGTTCCTTCCTCCGACAGCACGACGTTGCCGCGGGGGGACGGCTGCTCGTCGAGCGGGATCGGGCGTCCCTTGATCGTCTTTGCCCAGGTGATCGAGGCCCCGCAGGATGAACACTCAGCCACGTCGCCGCCTCCATCCGTCGAGAGCGGGGGCGAGCGCCCAGATCAGGCCGATGACGAGCAGCGGGATCAGCAGCCAGTAGTACCAGTCCATCAGTGCTTCCTGACCAGGCCGATTGTTTCCTCGACGTAGCGCTCGCCCTGCTCGGTCAGCCGGTAGGTCACTTCCCCGTTCTCGCGCATGCCGGAGATTTCAACGTGGCCGAGCAGGATCATGTCGGTCAGGATTTCGTCGATCGTCTCGTCGCTGAGCTTCCCTTCCTCCATCAGTAACGCTCCCTTGGTTGGCTGGTCAGGTGCCAGTGCGGACAGTGCGGGCACTTGTAGACGTGGAGGTCGGGGGCGGTGAAGATGGAGGCCAGCGCCCCCTCCCGGGTTCGGTACGAACGCTTGCCGGTGCGGCGGCAGATGGGCATCGTCGTCGGCTGCTTGCCCATCAGACCGGCCCCTCGGTGTAGCGCTCCGGGTAGTCGATGCGAGGATCGAAGTCGGGCCGAGAGAGGACGCGGCCCAGGTCTTTGAACGCCTCGGTCATCGCCAGCACGCCGTTGATCGCCGGGCTGAAGCGCACCCGCCGCCACCAGGTCCGACGCAGCTTGAACTCGGCCCGGGTCGCCCACTCGGCGGCAGGGTCGGTTCGCTCGGTCATGTTCACGCAACGGTTCAGCATCTCTCCCTTTCAGAACAGCGTTTCCTTCTGCGGCTTGCCCCGACCCTTCGGCCAGGTCTGCGGCAGGCCCGGCGGATGTTCTGTCCGCTTCGCCTCCGGGTCGTTACGTAACGTCTCGCAGGAACCGCACAGCCAGATCATCGCCCCGCCTTCGCGGCTGACGACGTGGCAGCGGGCCGACCCGCAGTCGGCGCAGAAGGGCTTTCTTACCCGAGCCATTCGGCCGCCTGCGCTCGCAGGTTCATCCACCGATCGAGGATCGGAGCTAGCTCGTCCTGGAACGACTCGCAGACCGGGCACTCCCCGGCCTGAACGAGAGCCGGGTGATGGGCGAGGATGACCTTGTGCATCGTCTCGATCATCTCGCCCATCGGTTCGAGCAGCTTGATCGCCGTCCTGATCTGCTGCTCCTGTTCCCGGCTGACGCGCACTAGACCTTCGCCAGTTGCTTCAGCGCACGTCGCAGGTTGACGGCCCGCGAGCCGCCCATGTCGAAGCGCAGCCCCTCCGCCTTGCGCATCAGCGCCGACGGGGTGGTGGACTGGAGCTTGCGGGTGAGAGCCTGCCGGTTGTAGCCGCCGTTCTTGCCGGTCGCTCCCTGCTGCTCAGCGATCACGGAGGCGATCGCCTTCAGCATCATCGAGTCGGTGCCGGTCTTGTCGTCCGGCCAGGCGTCCCGCACCTGGACGAGAACCTGGGTGACACCTTCCTCACCGATCAGGTTGTAAATCCAGTTCAGCGAGGCGATCGCGTGGACGGTGCGGGCGTTCTCGCCGCGAGAGGTTTCCGCCCCGATCGTGAACCCGGCCAGTTCGACGGCCCGCTCGATCGCGGTCGCCGCCGGGTCCTTGGCGACGATCTTGCCCTTGTGCTTCTCCAGCGCCGAGAGGGCCTTGCGGTACTCGTTGATCCGGACGAAGATCGCGGCCTCGTCGGCGATCCCGGCGAGCGCGTACCAGACGACCGGCACCAGCTTCGGCGGGGACTCGGACTTCAGGACGCCGCGGATGCGCTGCTGGCCGTCCACCGCGTAGAAGGCCCGCTGCTTGCGCCCGTTCACTTCCCGCTCGCGGACGAAGCAGGTGATCACACCGAACGCCTCCCAGCGCGGGTTGGAGGCGATCGCATCGACCAGCGTGGACTTCTCGCCGCGCTGGTACAGGTGGTCGATCAGGATCGTGTGCGGATCGACCATCTCGAACGTGCCGGAAAACTCCTGCATGTCTCTCCCTTCCCTACTTGTTGCGGAGCGCCGAGGTTGCCCGCACGGAGCGCTGAACCAGGTCGGCGCGGACGTGCTGAAGTTCCTCGATCATCTCGTCGATCACCTTCACGCGCTTCTCCGCCTCGACCGGCGGGACGTGCGTGAACTTGTAGTCCCGGGCACGCCAGCCCGAGAGGTACTGCATGACGGCGTTGGCCACTTCCAGCCACTTGTCGCCCTTGCCGAACGCCCGCCCGGCGACCGGCTTGTGCTGCCGGTATCCGGCCGCGACCTGGGCTGCGTTCAGGGTGACTTCTCCTGACTCCAGCCGGGCCTCCATCTCCGGCACTCGGGCGAGGGTCGCCGCGACCGACTGAATCTGCCGTTCGGTTGTCCCGGCGAGCCGGGCGGCAGCGGCCTGCGAGATGCCGTCCTGCTTGTGCAGCCGGTAGCCGTGCAGGGCCTTCTGCCCCGCGGTCAGCATCGGCCGAGAACCGTTAGTGGACGGTTCCATCTGCTCTCCCTTCCTTCGATGCCAGCAGGTCCACTGATCCTTATACCCCCACTGGATCGACACGCTCGTCTTTCGACTTCGGGACGGGGCCGTTCAGCCCGGCGGCGGTGCGCAGCCTGAGCCTGGCCCAGTCCGACATGGTGCGCTGCTCTTTCGAGGCCGACTGTTGGATCGCAGCCTTCTCCTCGGGGGTGCATCGCACCTTGATCACTTCCGTGAGCAAGATGACTCCCTTCTCTCCCTTCGTCGATCACCACTACTTCCAGTGTACCACACCTGTGCCCTGTTGTGTACCAGTGTGGGCACGCCCGCGTTATACCCGGGGCAGTCGGTAGATGCCGAAGGCTGGGTGTTCGATCCGGCCAGTCCTGACGTAGTAGGCAAGGATCACCGAGGTCGAGTTGGACGTACCCAGGTAGTCAGCGATTTCCTCGACGAGCTTCGGCCCAGTGGCAAGGAACTCGAACAGCAGCTTTTGCTTCTCTCGCACTTTGCGGCCCCCGTTCAGCCTGGTCGGATCGAGATGTTTCCGGGCAGACATGAAGGCAACGTGGCAGCCGTGGCAACGCTCGCCGACCCGACCCCGAGTGCTGTTGTAGGCGGTGTTTCCGCCGCAGTCCACGCAGGTGCCCTGCCCGGCTCGCCGAGCCACCTGTCTTTGGTTTGCTGCCTGCCGCGCGGCCCACGTTTCTTCGCTGAACACCGCCCTAACGTGGGAGATGCTTCGGCCGGTTGCCTCGGCTATCTCCCGCCACTTCATGCCCTGGCCGCGTAGCTCGACCACTCGAAGGTGAAGCTGGTGCTGCTCCTGGTTCATCCGCGGTGGAGTCCGATCCGGTCGGGCGCGGGCGTGATCGGCACGTCCGGCTTCCACTCGTCGGGGCGGGGCATCGTGTAGTGGCCCTTCATCGGGCGCTCGACCAGCCCGAGTTGGACAAGACGGCCCATGATCTGCCCCAGGTTCGACGGGTCGAGCCCGGTCGCGGTCCGCAGTTCCTCCGAGGTTGCGTGCCCGAGCCGTCGCATCACCCGCATCACCTTCTGCTGTTGTTCGCCCTGGCCGGGCTTGTTGCGCATCCGCAACCGAGCGTGGACGGTGCAGTAGATGCCGGAGGTCAGCCGGGGCTCGTCGCAGTCGCGGTGGGCGCAGGGCTGGTCGGGTTCTTTGTAGGCCCGCTGGCAGGTGCGCTGTGGACGCCCGGCCACCTTCGCGAGCTTCGGCCAGGACAGCCCCTCGACGTCGCGTAGGTGCCGCACCTTCTGGCGGAACTCGTCAGTGATCATCGGGGTCACGTTCCATCAGGTCGCGGATCGCCATGACGAACGGCTCCAGGTTCGAGCAGTGGCCGGTGAGGACGATCCGGGCGTGGCCGGTGTTCGTCCACTCGATCATGTAGTCGAGCGGCATCGCGAACATCTCCATCTGCACCTGGACGTGGACGTCGGCCCCGTGCCAGGGGGCCGGTTCCGGGTAGGGCTGGAAGCCGGGCTCGATCACCGCCGCCTCCGCTTCTGCTTCCGCCGCCACCAGCGCGGCATCGAGGCTTGCCGGAGCCCTTCGGCCATGACGTAGGTGGCGGGAGTTTGCAGCATCAGCGTGAAGGCGGCCGACTCCTGCGGTGTCCACCAGCGGCCCTCGTCCCAGGTGGCGACCGCCTCCCCGGCCGGGTTGACCAGGAAGGCCATGAGGACTTCCCGGCCCCCGACGACCATCTGCGGCATGTTCGCGCAGGGGAAGGCGGCCACCCGTTCGTCGTCGTTGGGGATCAGGTTGATCCCCCAGCCTTCGGGTAGGTCATCCCGGTCCCAGATCGCCTCGCCGCGGCTGTACGTGTACGCGCAGTCGATCGGCATGTGTTCGCCGCGGGGGGCGTCCCTGAAAATCCACTCAGGGTCGGTCATGGCCGAAGTTGATCACGCACTCGGCCCGGTAGGCGAGGCGGGTCTTGATCGTCTCCCGGACGGCTTCGTCGATCGCCTGGAGCCCGTCGATCCGGTCGGCATCGCCGAGCGCCCGGGCGTACTCGTCGGCCAGGTCGGACAGCATCTCCACCTGGTCGTCCTGGAGCAGCAGTTGCTCTTTCCAGGCGAGCGTGATCCGGCCCTCGGCCGCCCCGTCCTGTCTCTTGGTTGCTACGGGCATTCAGTCTCCCCCTTCCACGTCGAACTGGATGACTTCGTACTCGGACTCCTCGACGTACAACGAGCCCGGGTTCGCGTCTTCGATCGCCGTGCGGATTTCGTCCGTCAGGGCCTCCCGGGACACGAACTTGCCGGTCGTGCGTTCCGTCTCCACCGTGACGGTGAAGGTGTGTGGCCTTCCCATTGTCTCTCCCTTCGATGGTGCCGGAAAGCCCCCGCCGCAATGGGGGCTCCCCGACAGCTTTTACGCGACCCGAACCCGGGGCCGGTGAACCTTGCCGCAAACCTTGCACTTCACCCCGACCGGCACATCCATCGGGCAAGACCCCGGCCTCGGAGATTCGGTTGCAGCGGACGGCTCACCCGCGGAAGCAGCCCGGGGCTGTTGCAGAACGGTGGAACCCTCCGAGGCCAAGCTGTTCCCCTCACCCACAGTGCGTCTCTCGACACGATCGGGGGGCAAACCCTCTCCTGGGCCGACGGCGTGGTCGAGCAGCACCATCCGCGCCCAGGCGGACATCGAGCGTCCGTCAAGTTCGGCGGCCCGGGCGATCCGGTCGCGTTCCTCGTCGGACATCCTGATCTGAACCATGATCTGCCTCACTACTGACATTGTACCACGACGTCATTCACACGTCATGCACAGTGCCGTCATAACGGTACGCAGAACACCAAAAAAATCGCGGGGAAGACCGGGCCGCGGCGGGCGGCGTGGGGGTGGGCAGGGGCAGGCGAGTTTTGCCCCGCTAGGTGCGCCCAGGTGTTGCCGGCCCGGGCGACATGGGCAAGACCGGCGGGCATTTGCCCGGCCGGTTTGCCCCGCGGCTAGGTGCGGCAAGGCTAGGGCCGGTGCCAGTTTGCCGGTTCCGGCTGTTGCCAGAACTGGCGGGGCATTCGAGGGATCAAGCTGCTTGACTGCTTGCCGCATGTAGCCGATAATACGGGTGAAGGACTCGAAAGCAGGAACCGGGCGGAGGC